GAATTACCGTTTTGCCAGAAAACTTAACCGTTGGTGGCTCTCTTGACATACAAGGAACCGGAATTACCGTTTTGCCAGAAGGCCTAACCGTTGGTGGCTCTCTTTACCTACGAGGAACCGGAATTACCGTCTTACCAGAAGGCCTAACCGTTGGTGATAAAATTTTCAAATTTTTAAATAATTATGGAAAAACAATTAGGGTTAGAATACCCGGAAGGAGTATCAAGGGTTCAATTCCTTGATGCCAACTGTACAGAAGTGGAAAACATTGGTTTTACACGTGAATTTACACAAGAGGAAATGGAAGCCATGAAAGACAATCTGGCTGATGTTTCTATTGAGCTAAACGATCTTCAAATTGAGAAGAAAGAACTTGTAAAAGAGATTAACTTAAAAATGAAACCAAAGGATCAATGCAGAAAAAATCTTTTGGAAAGCATCCGCAAAAGGTCCGAGTACGTAAATGAGGATTGCTTTAAATTCGTAGACCATGAAACAAACACGGTCGGATACTATAACAGCGAAGGGTTACTTGTTTCTACCAGGAGAATTAAACCTGAAGAACGTCAAACAAAAATGTTTAAACTGCCAAAAACAGGCACAAACGATTAATTATGTCAGAAGAAAAGAAATTCAATTTTACACTACACGAAGGTGTAACAGAAATTGTAGTTCGGGAAGGTGCAGCAATAAAGGTTCTCGATCCTAAAGCACCTATTAAAGTCGATTTGAGAGGCGTTATTCAAGCTCCGTTCATCTTCCTCTCAAAAAGGTATCAATTTACTGAGCCAGATGGTATTGTGCCACAACTGAACCTTACCCGATGTCACATCCTTGTTAACCGGGAAAAAGTATCTATCACCCTTGTTGTGAATGAGAATGATGACTATATCCGGGGTCAAGTTGTTGGTAAACTTGAAACAGAACCAAAATTTGAAGAGTTTGGAATAAATACCGGCAAAGTATGGACACCTACTCAGCTTGGTTTATTTTTCAAGATGAACCGGTATTTCTTTACGAGCAAGGAAGACAATATGAAACTTGTCAATGACCTGCTGAACTTTACCGCAACTGTAAATAACAGCATTCAGCGTTCAGTAAAAGAATCGGGAGACAAAACCGACAATTTTGAACAGGTTGTAAATTCCAACCTTCCGAAATCTTTCAATCTGAAAATACCAATTATGAAGGGGTTTCAGGCTGAAATCATCGAAGTAGAAACCTTTGCTCAAATTAACGGCAAGGAAGTGGCTTTTACTTTGATCTCTCCGGGAGCGCAAGCAACCTACGAAGAGGTACGTGATACTATCATTGACACCGAAATTAAAAAGTTCGAAGAATTGTTTCCAATGGTTCCAATTATCGAACAATAATCCTGAATGGTTTCCGGGGAGTCCGATTCTCCCCACAGGAACAACTATATAACAATCAAATTATGAGTAACCTACTTTCTGAATATGATCCCATTTCTCTTATCGCTACTACTGTAGAAGATTACTACGATCTTCCTTCTGGTAGCATCCAGATCAAAGCCCGGAAAAGAGAAATAGTTCAGGCAAGGCAAATCGCTATGTTCTTTTCTAAAAAACTAACAAAATCATCCCTAAGCACTATCGGTGCAGCATTGGGCCGCAAGGATCACACTTCTGTACTCTATTCTTGCAAAACCGTTAACAATTTGATTGACACAGATAAGCAGTTTAAAATAGATGTGGATAAAATAGAAATCAAGATAGCGGAGAATATTAAAAAACAAGGTAATGTAGTCACATTGAAAAGGATATTCATGTTGGGTTATGGGGTTATTATTGGAAGACAATATTCAGAACATACCGGTACTACCTATCATTTTGATGTTTGCTGTGCTGTCGCAAAAATACAAGGGTTTAAAATTTCAGAAATAGCTAAATATACCTATTGCGAAAAAGAATTCATTGAAACAAGGATAAACTATGCTTTTCCCCCAAAGATTCAAAAAATGAATGAGTTAATTAATAAAATATATAAGTCATAAATGAGCCAACGTACACCAACAAAAACCGACTTGACATATAGTTGATGTAACGCCTGTATTTTAATTACTTAAATGAAAATATATGAAAGAAAAAATCAAATTATGGTACGCTGAAAAATACAGCAGTTCCCCTTTGAAAATTACGGACGAAGAAATTGAATTTATTATCGAAAAAAAATGCAATTGCGATCAGTGTGGAGAATCTATGTTTGAAATGTGGGATGCTCCAAATATTGATATGGAAGAAGATGAGTTTTTATGTGAACGATGTTTTAGTGAAGAATATGAAACCTCATGTCCTTATTGCGAAAACACGGTAATGAACGATGATATAAGCGAAAATTATTTTGTGATAAACCAAACAGGAGCCCAAGAAACAGGTGAAAAGGTTGGTTTCTATAAAATACTAAGCCATCCATTTTACCAGAACGATTTTTTTGGATTCGATAGTATGATTGAAGGAGCTTATGAATTTGTCAACAAACTGGATGAAAACAAAAGGGATAATGATTGTCAGTCCTGTGGAAATATCTGTCAAGAATGCGTTGATAAGCACATTTACCGAAAGCAAAACCCACCAGGAACAAAACAACATGGGTTTGATTTTAAGTTTCCAGGATGAAAAACTTAATTGAAACTAAAATAAGGCAGCTATTCAAAACGGATGCTGCTTTTTGTAATGCTCAGAACTATGAGAGAACTGATTTTCCGTCAAAGAAAAAGACGGTAATCAAAAAAATTGAGTGGCTTGATAATTTTCTCAGGCCGCTCAACCTAAAAACTAAGATTGTCGATATTAACGATGTCGATGATGAAAGCGGGTTAAAATAACCCATAACGGCCGAAACTATATGCAGGTTTGCGGCTTGCAGAATGTTTCATGGTAGTAAAATTTTCTCCGCAAACTTGACATATAGTTTTTGTTATAAGCAGGCATTATGGAACGATATAATAAAAGAACTTGGTTGAATAAAGATGATTCTCCTTCACTTGGAAGTGTTGTCGCATTTGATGGAGAAGTGAAATACAGCGATGGAGCCGAAAGAACTATTTTTTTAGCAATATCTGATTGCAGCAAAACAGTTAAACTAATTAAGAACTCCGAAAATATTGAAGATTTTACGGAAAAAATGAAGCTATTAAAAAACGAAATAGAGTTATTTATTAACCACTTAGAACAAAAGCAATGAAAATAAATAAATTTAAAATAGGTGATTTTGTTACGCAAATACAAAGAAACGAACAAAGCTATGTTGGTTACAAATACAAATTGGTAAAACTAACAAAAGATACCATTTTTCTTAAGAGTTATTGTACTGGGGATGATTACGAAATAAAAGAGTTAAATAGAGCCAATTACGAAAATGATTGGTTTAAATATATTGAAAGCGATGAAAACCCAGAGGCTCTGGATGATGATATTTTCGGCTATGGACAGTTGAGATTACAACACTTCTATTTAGGTTTTGAACTTGATAAAATGCGTGGAAATAACGATAAAAGATTTGGAGACTTACTCATGACTTGCAGGGCGATAGAAGAAAAACTAGGCAAGCGGTAGCGTCTTATGCTTGCTTATAACGGTGGCAATAAGAAACGAAAGGGATTAGAAACCGCTTTCTTATCCACCGACACAACCCTTGCAAACAGCTACAACGCTTAAATTACAGATAATACCCTTTTGTTTTTTATTGCGTGTTATGTAGCGTATTTTATTAATAATTAAAACTTTAACAATATGATGGATTTAATGTATTTTGGTTACGACCACGAAAATGAATCAGCCAAGTTTGAAAAAGAATTTAAGGAGTCAATCGTAAAAACTTTTCCTGATGTGAAACTTGTAAATGCCTATAATGCTATTAAAGGTTATCGACAGGAAGTTCATTTACCAGAAGAACAAAAAGACAATTACCTATCATGGCTTATTGGCGATGGTTGGTTGGAAATGTCATTTACAATGCAAATAATGATGATGGATAAAGAGCAAAAAGAAGAATTTAAAAGGATTTTCGCTTTAGCAAAGAAACAGCATCCACACGCATTTAAGCCCGAAGCTGTGCAGTCTTAATATGCTACATAACGGTGGTTGTATGCGTTCGGTTTTGCTTGCACTCAACTATCGATTAAGAACGAAATTACCCAGCAAAACTGACGTATACAACGTGTTAGCTGCTGTATTTATTAAACAACTAAATAACAATAAAATGGAACATAATAACGAAAGAAATATTACCTGCCCTTATTGCGGTTGGGAAGATGAAGATAGTTGGGAATTTGGCGAAGATGAAGGAACTGCAACATGTGGAAGCTGTGAAAAAGAATTTAATGTAACCAGAGAAATTGAAGTTACTTATTCTACAAGCCGAATTGAATGTGAAGAAGGTGAACACAACTATAAAGTTGAAGATTATCACATTCATAAACAAAAATACAATACAAAAACTAAAGATTGGGATAAATTACCTGAATTGGAGTGGGAGTATATAAGAATTGAAGTGTGTGATATTTGCGAGGATAAAGAGTATATCAAAATAACGAAAGATGAATATACTGATGCGCTTGCAAGTTCCGCAATATAGCAGCTAACGATTTGTATATGGTGTCGGGAGGGAATTTGGCTAAGCTTTTGATGCGAGGTTGCAAACTCAAATTATTAACCGTATGTCCTACGGGGACAACAGCCCGCCTGCACTATATACTTTGTTAGCAAACGGTTTTATTAATTCAATTATATTATGAAAATTAAAGCTATTCATACAGCATGGGACAATAAACCATGTATTATAAAACCAAGATTCTTTCCTAAAGAAACAGGGCTACAATTTACTGTTATCGAGGGTTGTTATAGTGGTTCATGTTTTGCCTGTAAGTACGAACAATTTACTTTTGATTGGTATGCTAAATTTAAAATATTCTTTGTAAGAATTTGGTACTACCTTAAAATGAATCTTTGGCGCAAAATATATCACCAATATCCTTACAGATTAAAATTGTTTTTCAATCCCATAAAAAATGATGGAATGCCATTTTAAGCTGTTTGCTAACGTTAAAAATATGAAATGTACGGGATTAAAAGCGGTATCCTATCCCGATACACTAAAGTAAATTAAAGGTAATACCGTTAAAATATGCACTAACACCCGTATATTTTATATTTAGTGTTAAGTGCTGGCGTTTAAATTTAAATTTATGCTACACGCAAGACCAGATTACAACAGGATTCAAGACCCTGAGAACAAAATTCCACAGGATGAACCTGTATTTCTTTTAAGAGGGCAGGACAACATGGCTCCAGAACTATTATTGCGATGGGCTTCAAAACTCCGCTTACAAAACGGAGACCCTAAAATGGCGCAAATGGTAGAAGAACATGCCCAAAAAATGATTGAATGGCAAAAGTCTATTAAAAGTAAAAGACCTGATTTGCCATAAGTACAATGTGTGAGCGTAGGGATTTCTTACGCTTGCACTTAACGGTATGTGTATGATACGTGCCGGATTAAAAGCACAGACCTGTCGAATTAGTAGTAACTTAATAAATAGCACAAATGAACAATAACATAGAAACTCGGCAATCGGCTATACAACTTGTTATGCCCCGTTTTTTTATCCGTTCTTTTACAAACGATAAAGAAAGAGCAAAACAATATTTTATGGTTGCAAAATCAGAGAATCATTCAGAAGCATTAATAATTAGAAAACTTGTACTTTCTGAAAATCTACAATTATATGGTGGTAATAGTAAAATAATAAAGCAATTCAAAGACTATTACTTATTTGAGCAAAGGTTTTCAATAAAGATTAAAACTTTAAAAACGGTTATGTCTGTTTTAAATGGGGCATAACGGTCTGCAAATAGCGGCAGGGCAGGATTACGGGCGGTTTCCGTTAATATCAGCCACTATTTACGGGCGAAAAGATACCGATTGCAAACTAATACTGCCTGACTTGACCGCTATTTAGCTGTTATCGTTCAGGGCTTCGATGTACACAATTGAAACTAAAAACTTAATAATTAACTCAAATACTATGAAGTCAGAAGAAATGGAACCCGGTAAAACTTACAACACAACGCATCACATGTGCATGAGTATTGAAGGCTGTTTGAGAAATCATAGAGGCCGAAAAATTAAAATCTTTAACAACGAAGATGGAAGCCAAACATCAGATAAGGAAGCAAGGGCATATTTAGCCGAATGCCAAGCGAAAGGATGGAAGGTAATTCCATTTGGAGAACCATGCGAAGGATTTGATTATTTCGGGCATGGATGCCCAGGACATTTAAACTCAGTTACTGAATCAAAAGACAATTAGCCATGAAAACAACATTTTTAATTATTCTTTTTATCGCGATACTCTTATACATTGGCGATACAAGTATCAAATTCAATCCTTTTAAGATTGAAATTCAAAAGCCTTATATGGCTGTCGGTTGGTTTCTTCTCATTGTATCTGTCGCTTGTTTTACAATTCAAGGCGAGAAAACCGGATTCAAAAAGGGATGCGATGAAACACTTGAACTTGTCAAAGATGTATTCAGCGAGTCCGATAGCGATACCGCCAATTAGCCTTGACGATAACGGATGGTGCTATGCGTTCGGTTTTGCTTGTAGAAATTATCAAGTTACCGAAAAAGTTAATGCAAAACTGACGTATAGCACGTGTTATACCACGTTTTTATTTGTCTTATTTTCAACTACTTACATTTTATTTTAAATAATCTTGAAAAAAAAACGATAAAATGTATTGTATTTCAAAAAAGAGTTGTATATTTGTAGAGTCAAAAGCAATAAAGCCAAGACTTAATAAGTAAATAAAATGAAAGCAAAATTTAATCTTTTAAAAAACGGAAACGTAGCAACAACAGTTTGGGCAAATGCAAAAACAAAAGAAATGTATCCAGCAAATAGAAATAGTTTTGGGTATAATGCTCAATATATTTTAGGTGATTGGTTTTATGAAAAATATGGTAAAAATATGAAAACCAATCAAGGCAAATCTGATTACAGAAAATTTTATTATTCTGCAAAATCAATGGAAAATGCAGGTTTTAAATTAGTAACAAGAGGAGAAAAACCATTATGGGACTAACACACGGAGGTAAAAGAAAAGCAAGTGGAAGAAAACCTGTTACCGATAAAAAGGTACAGGTTTCTTTTTACATTGAGCAATCTAAAATCGAAAAACTCGGTGGTTTAGATGCTTTTAAAGAGAAACTTATTGCATACGTAGAACGCTCGTGCAAGGCTTCTTAAATGTGGTATAACGATGTATATCATTAGTTCACAAAATTGAACCATGTCAAATCTAACTCAATATGAAACACTTGCATTAAATAAACTTGACAAAAGTATATTTAATGGGAAATGGTCGAATGAAGGTTTAATTAAATTGGTTCAAATAATTGAACCTTATTTAAATGCAAAAACTATCCCTCAATACGCCAAAGAATACAATATGAGTTTTAATGGAGTCAAAAAATGCCGAACACAGGTTGTTTTGTTTAGCAAAAAATTTATAATTGATAATGACTGATTCACATCTATATATTCCCTGTGAATGTGGTTTTAACTGCGGTAAGATGGTTTATCAAAACCCAAAGTCCTCAATTAAGACTAAGATTCACCAATCCTGTCAATATCGAATGAGTTACGACAAAAAGAAAGCGGGCAAATCAAAGGATAGTTTCTTCACCGGGAAACCAACGGTTGATAAGCCAAAAAAAGGCGGCATAGATAAACAATTGGACAATGCCTGGTCATTATTTGTCAAACTAAAGGCAGGGATGAAATGTGAATATTGTGGAAGTATGAAATCGTTAAATAGTCATCATTTAAATTCAAGGGCAAAAAGAACTGTCCGTTGGGATGTGAATAACGGGATTTGCTTATGCGTAAATCATCATATTGGCAATGAATTTAGCGCACATAAAACAAGTATCCCCTTTACGATGTGGTTGATAAAATATAAGGGTCAAAAATTCATGGATGATCTTCAATGGAAATCAAACCAGACCGGGAAACACACAGAATTTGAAAAGAAACTTATATTGGATGAATTAAATACAATTATTTGTGATTATAAAAGCAAAAAATCAAAATAATTTGTATCTTTGAGATGGATAGATCGGGGTCATGTCCGATTGATAAGGGATACCAGAACTCCCTTCCACTTCTTTTTGTTCTGGATTTATAAATAAACTGGAAATTATGGAACAACCTATTTTTACCGATTTAGAACACTTATTTCTCGTTTCGATGGGTGATAGACCTATTCACGTCCGATATGCCGGGAAATCGCCCAAAAAGTATCTCTTTGAACGTGTGAATAACGATTTCGGACAAAGCAAAAGAGGCGATAAGCTTATTTTTGTGCAAAACTTCCATTTTGGGAGCGATAGGATACAAGGTAAAAGAGTAGTGGTGATTGATTAAACTAAGATAAAATGATTCTACCAAATTACGAAATAGAAAATTTCCAGTTTTTCAATGCTGACAACATGGAAATTTTTCGATCGGCATTGCAATTGACAAAGCCAATCAACTCGACAAGAAAAACCTTACATTTGTTGGAATCGAACTCGATGAATATTATTTTAATGCAGGGATTGAACGATTTAAAAATCACAAAAAACAGTTAAATTTATTCTGATGCAAACGAAGAAATTTAGCTTTATTGAAAGCATAATAAATACAATAGTTGGGTTCCTAGTTTCATTAGGAATTCAGCTATTTATTTATCCGTTATTAAATATTCCCGTTACCTTTAAGCAAAACATAATTATCACATTTATTTTCACAATTGCAAGCATTTTAAGGGGATATGTGATAAGAAGGTTTTTCAATTTTAATAAGTTTAATCAAAAATAGATATGGAAAACAAAATCGACTGCACCAGGTGCGCTAACTTTGACCCTGAAAAAACTAATGAGTTTTCAAATCAAATAATTCATTGTGATAAGAATCACCGGGTTATTTTTAGACCAAAATTAAACGGTTACTATCGGAGTAAATGTGAGGACTTTAAACTATAAAAATTATGGCTAAATTTTATAGTTCAAAATATGAAGATGAATGCTACCAAAAACAACACTTCATTGAATACATGATTGAAAATAATCTTTCCGAGATCGAATTAACCGAAGAGAAACAAATGAATAATTCCGGTTATTTCTGGTGTACCGAATTTCTTGAAATGGGAGAAGTTGGCGAATCTTGCGGAAAAATATGTAAAAAATATATCCCCCGAAATGGTAAAAATGGAAGATGTCGGTTTTCAAACAATGTTTATGAATCAACCGACAAAAAAATTACACTTAAAAACAAAAGTTTTATTACCAATCCAAAATAATATACTATATTTGTAGTCCGGTTAATTCCGGTTTTTTAAGGACTAAAATTTAACAAAAATGTTTAAGTTTAAAATTGAAAGATTACTTAATGAATTTCACATCAAACAGGAGGCTTTGATCGAAGTTATAAAAAGTAACCGGGTAACGTTCGCAAAGAAGATGAAAGACAATTCATTTTCAGAAGAAGAAAAAGTATTAATCCTTAATAAATATGGATCATTGCTTTAATTTTTTTCGAGTTAAAAATACAAAATTGTAAATTATGGCAATATTCCGTAAAATTCATACAACCTTCTGGAGTGATAGTTTTATTTCTGATTTAGATCGGGATAAAAAACTTTTTTACCTTTATCTTCTCACAAATGAAAGAACGTCTCAATGTGGAATCTATGAAATCACTAAAAAACAAATTTCTTTTGATTTGGGATACACTATTGATACAATATCCAAACTATTTGAATACTTCATTAAAATAGGCAAAATAAGATATAATGAAGTCACAAAAGAGATTGCTATTAAAAATTGGTTAAAATACAATGGTAGCAATTCCCCAAAGGTTCAATCATGTATAAATAAGGAACTTGAAAAGGTTAAAGATATTGTATTAATAGAGTATATAAACAGTATAGATACACAATCACAACAAGAACAAGACCCAGAAGAAGAACAAGACCCAGAAGAAGAGATAAAATCTATTTTTTCTTTTGAAGAATTTTGGAACCTTTATAATAAAAAGATTGACATAAAAGCTTGTAAAAATAAATATTCAAAATTATCTGAATCTGACAGGCAAAAAATAAAAGATTCCCTTCCTTTATATCTTTTAACAATTAAAGACAAGCAATATCAAAAACACCCACAAACATTTCTTAATAATCAATGTTGGAATGATGAAGCTTTTCAACCACAAAAAAATATAACAGGTGATTGCGAAGCCGAATATTTAAGAGAAGTTGAATCACTTATTAATAAAAATTATCAAATAGAAAAATTTCAAGCTGAGTTTAAAGTTCTAAAAGCAAAGTATAATAAATGAACGAACGTCAAATAAAATACACTTTTGAGTTAATGAAGCAACCTAATGAAGTGGTTGAAATTAGAATCATTGAATCAACGGGGAAAACATATAGCGGCTATTTTAAGGATATTGATATTCTGGTAAAAGAAGTTTCAAGGTTCAATAATTTTAATATCTATTTTGTTTTAAATCACATAAATGAAGCTTGTTTTTCAAGGGAACAAAGCAATAAAATCATTGATAAGCCTAAAAACACCACTTCAGATAATGATATTGATAACCGGGATTGGCTTTTAATTGACATCGATACAAAGCGGGCAACCGGAGTTAGTTCGACAGATGAAGAAAAGTTAAACTCAAAAGATACAGCAAACAAAGTTTTTTCTTTTCTTCGTGACTTAGGTTTTTCAAAACCTATTAGTTGCGATTCTGGTAACGGTTTTCACCTTCTTTATAAAATAAACCTTCCAAACAATAATGAAAGTAAAGAACTACTTCAAAAGGTTTTACAGGTATTGGATTTGTATTTTACCAATGATAAAGCTGAAATAGATAAGGCTGTTTTCAATGCTTCCCGGATTACCAAGCTTTATGGCTCAATAGCCCGAAAAGGAAAAGATACACCGGAAAGGCCTCACCGGGAAAGCTTGATTAAAGGCGTACCAGATCAAATTAAAATAACCCCGGTTGAGCTTCTTAAGAAAGTAGCTGACATGCTCCCCGTAAAAGAACAACCTACTTTCAATAACAATTACGGAAAACAGGAATTTAGTTTAGATAACTTCATTTCTGATCATGGAATTTTAATTAAATCAAAAGATAGTTACGGCGGGGGAATACGCTATAACCTTGAATGCTGCTTATTTGATAGTTCACATAAAGGAAAAGACGCTTGTTTGTTCCAGCTTCAAAATGGTGCAATCGGTTATAAATGCCTTCACAATAGTTGTTCTAATTACAAATGGCAGGATGTTCGTAGGTTATTTGAACCACAGGCATACGATCAAAAAGTAAATTACAAACAAACTAGGGAAACGGTAAAGCCAACCATTCAACCTCAACAAAAAATTGAAGAAAAGGGAAATAAATTTATCCAATTAAGTGAGGTAAAAAACGTTGATCGAAGTACGATAGTTTCAATACCTTCAGGATTAACCGAATTAGATCGTAAGATAATTGGATTTAACAAAGGTGAGGTATCAATTTGGAGCGGTAAAAATGCCTCTGCAAAATCAACAATTTTAAATCAAATTTGCCTAAATGCGATAAACCGTAATTTCAAAGCAATAGTTTTTAGTGGTGAACTTACACCATTGAGACTGAAAAACTGGACACATTTACAGGCTGCCGGCAGGCAATATACAAAACCAACTGAGTATGAAAATTTGTATTTTGTTCCGTTTAATATCGGTGAAAAAATAGATACTTGGCTAAATGATAAATATTTCATTTATAACAATAAATACGGAAATGAATATTCACAACTTTTGATTGATGTTGAAGCAAAGGTTTTAGAAAATAAAGTTGATATTGTTTTGCTTGATAATATTATGGCTTTAGATTTTAGTACAGCATCAAATGATAAATATTTGGCTCAAACCAAGGCAATTTTAGAAATTCATAAACTTGCCGAAAGATTAAATATTCATATCCATATCGTAGCGCATCCCCGGAAAGCTGTTACTTTTTTAAGAAAGGATGATATTAGTGGGACGGCTGACCTCTCAAACATTGTTGATAATGTATTTATTTGTCACCGGGTAAACAATGATTTTATGCGAAGCGCTAAAGAGTTTTTTGATTTAAGCGTGGTTACTCAATATTTCAATTATTCAAATGTTATTGAAATATGCAAAAATAGGGATTTGGGCGCAATGGATTTATTATTTGGATTTCATTTTGAAGTTGAAAGTAAACGAATTTTGAATTATGATCATGAAAACATTGTTTATGGTTGGCAGGATATTGTTGAAGAAAGAGCCATTGATTTTAACGGCTATGCTCCAAGTGAAATGAAACCAGATTTAGAGTTTTGGGAAGAACCAACAGATACTAATACACCTTTTTAATATGATTTGTGAAAATAATCTACATAGATATAATGTTTTAAAAAAAGGTAGCAAACAAAAGGGTAATAGTTTAATAAAAAACCTTAAGGGAGTAGTCCAATTTAATGACAATATGATAATTATTAATCATTTTTCAAGCTTAAGAGAAGCCTCGTATTTGTTGAATATTAATTATTCAAATCTAAGCTCAATAATGAGCGGAAAAAGAAAATCTAAGTTAATATTAAAATATTTAAATGAAACTACAAACATGGTTTGATGTTGAAAATGGTGTCGAATTTTGGCACAATCTTCCCGGATTCAAAAGTCAACGAGAAGAAATAAAAAAGAAAGACGGTAGGTATATTGTGACTTACGAAAAAGAGGATGATCAACAAAGTAGGGAGCAAAACAATGCACGTTGGGCTATTCCGTACTTGTTTTTTGAAAAAGCTTTAAAAGATACTGGAAATTTACCACAAACCTCATCTAAATTAGATGTTCACGAATGGTGCATGTTGAATTACCTTCCAAATGATTACAGAGAACGTATTTTTGAAAAATGGAAACTAAAAGAGGGTATGGTTAATTTAAGGACAGGTGAAATTTATAAGACACCTTTTAGGTTAACCACCACCAAAATGAGCAAAAAAGATTCCAATAACTACTATGAGGCTATGCAAAATGGCTATGCTATGGATTTTTCATCAGAGGATGAAAACGATCAAATTCCTGATCCAAAAAAGAATTGGAAAAACTTTAAATAGAAACATCATATTTTAATGGAAGAGTTTGAAAAACATTTGATTAATTTTTAATAAATCATTGAAATTTAGTAACTTTAAATAAAAATTATGAGTAATAATGCAATTTATAAACCGAAAGGTTCCGCACAAGAGTACGCTCAATGGGCTTGTAATTTCTATGTAGGATGTTCAAACGATTGTACTTATTGCTACTTGAAAAAAGGTATTGGGGCAAAAGTATTGGGTGGGCAGATCCCAATGTTAAAAAAGTGTTTCAAGAACGAAGAACACGCTATTGAAGTATTTGAAAAGGAATTAAAAGCAAACCTTTCTGAACTTCAGAAACATGGATTATTCTTTAGTTTCACGACTGATCCTTGTTTGCCACAATCAATAGGATTGACATTTAAGGCTGTTAGAATTTGTCAACAGTATGACGTTCCCATCAAGATACTCACCAAAATGGAAAATTTATCTGATGATGTTAAATATGGTTTTGGATTTTTACTTAAAAGGAATTTGATTGCTATTGGAGTAACACTAACGGGGCATGATGAACTTGAACCAGGAGCAAGCCAGACACATCAAAGAATAAGGCTGCTAAAAAGAAGCAATGAGTTGGGTTTTAAAACTTTTGCTTCAATTGAGCCAATTATTGATTTTGATAGTTCATTCAGGATGATATGTGACTCTTATTTATTCTGTGATTTATATAAAATTGGACTGAAATCAGGTGAAAAATACAGTAAACAGGAATTGATTTATTTTATTGAAGGTGTAAATGGATTGTGTCATAAAAAGGCAGCAAATATCCCTGTATATTTCAAAGATTCTCTCTTAAAAGCAGCCGGAATAGATCGTAAAGATTTACCTGTAAATTGTGTTAACCGGGATTTTGATTTATTTAAATCAATTTAGCCTATTTTAAGGCATTTAAAGCCACTTTCTTTAAAAGCTAATAAAGTACATTACTTTTAATAGATCGTTTAAAATTTGTACCCAGAAATGGGTGGTTTGGGGTAATAGTTAGGAAAAAGAAAAGCCGGGAACGTAATTGAACCCGGCTTACTGATTACTAAACCTAAATACTTAATAAACTATGAAAAAGTCTTATTTTTAAACCAAATCTTTTGTTGCAGGTAAAATAGTAGGGTTATTGTTTGATACTAAATCCCTGGCAGCTGCTGAAAGGTCAGTTTTCTCATTGGCATCTACATTGTCATCATCAACGGCATCGGCAAACTTGATAAGTAATTCCCCCGCTTGACGAATCTTAATCTTTGCTTTTTTCCAAAATGCAAGGGTAGTACCACCAAGGATACCAATTAAACCCATCACTATATTAAAAATAGTGTTCCAGTCAAAAATACCAGAAAAGATTGATTTTTTTACGGGTAGGACAACATCTTGACTATAAACTACTGTTACTGCCAACAGGCAAAATAATAGGATACTTAACATTTTAATTTTTTTCATCTTATTTATTTTTTGAAGTTAAAATCATAATATTCTTTCGCTAATTTATAAGCTTCAGGTATTGAAAGTTTACCATCTGATAGATCAACTGTTAATTCTGCTGCCAACCCTGAAAAGAATTGTGCCTTAGGATCACCTGAAAGCGCTTTATAGTAATTTATTATTGCTACCAATCGAGTATTAGGGTCAGTTATATTAGCAATTAAATTGATTGAATTAAGTGATAGTATAGCAATAGGTAGTTTTGCTTCTATCCAAGCATGAACTTTGTCAATGATAACTTTTGTTGCTCCAGGTAACGGGATTTCCAATAACGAAATAATTACGTCGTCCGCTCCAGAATCGGTAACAGCCTTAATGTCATTAACAATCTCAACCGCAATAGGTACAATAACCTTTGTCTCATCCGTTGCTTTTTGAAATACATTCTTAATGAAATTCCAAATGTTTTGTAAAAACTTTTTCATAATTTATAATTTTTAAATGATTAATTAATAATTATTCCGTCCATGTAAAAGATGGAAAATGTATCTGTTTTTGAATTGAATCCAAATATCTCATATATTTAGAACTCCTCCAAATAGTGACTTTTTCGTTTGGCGTGGTAAATTCCTTAATTTGTGAACATCTTTCACAAACCTTTAAAACTATGTCTCCATTTGACATGCTTTTGATCGTCGAATCGGGATAGTCGATTATTTCATATTGATATGGTACTGGTTTTTCAGATACAACAATCCAAATGTGTCCACGTTGGGCACAAATAGAATCTTTGTTTGTCAATATTTGACCAAACGAAAAAGAAGAAATAAGCAGCAATAAAATTAAAATGTTTTTCATGATTTCAGTTTTAAATATTATCCCAATAAAGTCTCCATGCATCATAATCCCAAACACCGGTTAAAAACCAATGATATTCTGTACAACGCCTTTTGATTAACCCCGGTAATTGTACTCCATAAGAAGTAATATAATGCTGAGTCCAAAATACTCTAAGGTCATCACTTTTTAGGTCCCCTGAATTTATCAACCCATAAAGTGTTTCGGAATATCCGCAATTATCGAAATGTGAGTTTAAAGAATCAAGTTGATCCTGGTTTAAGGTCACTTTAAGCCACCTATTAACATTTAATGAGTTTAGTTCTAATCTGCTATTTAGGTTCTCTATTGCTTCCTGCTCCGTGTGTATGGTGGCTAATTGGTTCGCTAAAGCTTTATTCTCTATTCCCTTCAAAAATTCATGGTTATAAATCATTGCTTCTCCATATCCCTCCGTCCAAATACCGGAACAGTCCATTTTTGGTTGAAGTCCTAAGATTGTTAGGTCTCCATCGTGTAGGCTTTCAAAAGTTATTTCGTGATATTCGAGTTTTTTTGTTATCATTTTTGAATAATTTTTTAATCCAGTCAAATTGTATTTTCAATGTTCCCCACATTTTCGGGACGATTGGTGAAACCGGATCACCAGCAATCAAATTTGTCAGGTTTGAATTCTTGCAGGTCGAATAATCCGGGTGACCATGGATCCTATCATAAAGAAGTTGATTCATTTCAAAAAGTGAAAAAGTAACCCTAATCCAACAAAAGCACAAAAAGCAATCCCTAAATATATCATCGTTTAATTATTAGTTATTTCGTAAATATCAATTGAATTGAAAGCAGTTGTATCTTTTTTAGTTGTGCTTTTGTTTTTGTTGATATATGTTAATCCCAACGCTCGGTCTAGTTTTTCCATAATTTTATCCTGACCTTTCTTTAGATCATCAATTTGAGTTTTAATACCTTCGAACTGCAATAATCGTTCATTTCTCATTATATTGTCCTGCCTGTCGATATATGTCATTGTTTCGGCACATTTAGTATTTAACTCTGTTTTATCTGCCTTGTTTAAATCTAGTAAAGTAACCTTATCCTTTAACTCTTTTGTTTCAGAATACCTTGTTTCCTTACCGAAAGTAAAGGCAAAAATTATCAAAGTACTAATTATCGTGATGACAGCCATTAATATCTGTTTCATCCATTCTTTTTTTTGCTGTGGAGACATAATTTTAAACATTTATTGATTAGTAGAATAAAAATAACACCTACTATTATCAAGCATACCCAAAAAGAGGTATTAACCCAGTTTGCAAACTTTTCATCTATCGCAGTGATGATATTGTAAGCTCCATTTACACCAGCCAAAAACATACTTATATCAATCAGAATAGCATCGAAATTACCCCTAATTGTCGATAATACCCCGATTGTCAAAAAAGCATTGTTCATAAAATACAAGCAATTCCACCACCAAATCGAACTTTTACCCAATATTAAATAAGCCGTTTCGATGACAATGTAGATTGAAAGTATTATGAACATTCGCTTTCTCATTTCTTTGGCGGTGGTGGTGGCTGAATGTCCTTTGTATTAACTTTTTTCTTTGCCATGATTTCTTTTTTTTAAATTGTTTAACAAATTTATGATATATATATCGAATAATCAAATATACTTTTTTAAGGTATTAATGTGTATTTTAATTTTATTGTACATGATTCACCAACAGCCGGAAATGGGTTTGAAATACCAATCAAAGTACCACTTTCAGATAAATTATAAATAGTTCCATCTATATAGACTTCTGATATTTGTCTGTCAATAGCCAAAGAACCAACCAATATAGTATATGGTTCTGATGGCGGTTGGTCTGAATTCCAACTTAAAGATACTATATCTGAATTCATGGGAGAAATACTTCCAAAATTATATGGCTCACCCTCTGAATCATATCCATACAAGTATTGTCCTGTATTATCATAAAATCCAACTGTTAAAGTTCCTTCATAATCCCAATAAGGTGCAATATACGGAAGGTAGTCTATGTAATCAAGGTCATAGACTACTGTGCCGAGGGGAAGGTCGGCAACCTGACCAGCATTACCATATTCAGCTGTTCCATGCTTAAAACATCCAGTAGGTGTTATGTAAAATACATTTCCCTTATTATCGTTACATACATGAACTTCTCCCGCTTCTGTACCATAAGCTCCGCCTCCAATTACGGTCCAATCGGACACGTTCCAATTTTCTCTTTGCCACCAATGATAAAAATTTGCTGATCTGTACCCAACACATAAGGCATTATTGGTATTGTCAAAAGAAATATCATAAACCGTATCTGAATACATGGGGGATATTGGAGTTTCGATCTCTGTTACCGTTGATTTATTATAGCTATAAATTTTCCCTTCATCACTGACTATCCAAAACAGGTCATTATTGCTGTCATAACAGATTTGATGACCAGACGCAGTATGGGAGGTAAGGCCGGAAATAGATTCTTGTATTGGGATTCCTGTTGATGTGTTAATTATTAATTTATACAGCATATTATTTGACCCAGCCCAAACTAAAATACTATCATTGTCTGTCGCAAGGCTCGTGAAGTATTGCAGATTAGCCTCACTAATGCTAAAATCTTTTGAATTAATAATAGATTTAACTCCAATAGTTTTTGCCGCTCCAATATTAATAACATGAACCCAATAATCGTCTTTAAATTTATTTGTTGAGTTCTTTTTAATCATTACCTGTGTTGGCTGGTTGGTATTTCCATGTAGGCTTATTTCTGATAGTCTATTTCCATGAAGATTATAATAATCACTTGTCTCATTGGTGGATGAATTATTCTGACTAAAAGTATGTACACCTAAGACATTATTAAATGACACTGATGTTATTGTATCATAATTTCTTTTATATCCAGACGGTTTCAACATTTGACCAAAACTCACCCACTGATTATCCCCGTCCATCAAATAATAAACACCGTTATTTGTTGCAGCCACAAAGCCATTGTGATATGTCTGTATCTGTCCCGTCCCCGAAATTGGAAGTATGAAACACCATGCAAATATGAATGAAAAAATATAGTCTCTCATAATATCTTTAGTTAGCGATCTTAAATGTGGCATAATCTATTAACACCCCTGAGCCTGTATTTGTAAAGGTAAATTTATATCTTAACCCAACCTCGTATTCGATATTAAAACTTCTCGTGTGTCCATTTGTAAAGTAATATCCTGTTGGGAAAGTTAGCGTTACAGTCGATGAATAAGGAATAACAACCAAGCAAGCGGGAATATCACCATTTGTCGGAGCGGTTAAATTACCTGAAGTAAACGTAGCGGCAGTTGATGGCATTGTAAACTTTGCATTTCTACTGGTAGTTGCATTCCATACAGGAGATGTATTTGTGGTAATAGTTGCAAAGGTTGAAACAGTTGAACCACCTCCCGGAGGAGCAGCCCAAGTACCATCTGCCCTCATAAAATTCGTTGTACCCCCTCCTGAAGCCGGAACTATACCAGATGCAGAAGTACCAAATTGAGCCACTGAAATTACATTTGATGTTATAGAAAGTGGCAATGTGGCTGAAGTAATCCTATTTGTATAGGCAGTATTCCAGTTAGTGCTATTATCGGTTGTTGTCGATGTAGCCCACGAAGTTAATCCTAAACTTGATCGTCCGGTTGCAGCCGTTAATCCACTTGAACCACCATCCCACTTTAAACGGTCGGTATAGGCTGTGTTCCAATTAGTAGAATTATTGGTAATTGAAGTAGTCCATGCACTACCATCTGATACAACTATTCCACTTTCAGGATAACCAGGCCATACACCACCACCTGTTGACGATAATGTGATATTATTGCCTGTTTCCGTTATTGTCATCCCACTTCCAGCAGTCAAAGTTACATCTGTTGAACCTGAGGTATTTGAATGGATAACTGAAGTTGAAGAAGTTCCTGCCGTTACCGTTAAAGCACCAGCACTCGTTATCGTAATATCGTTAGGAATAAAAGCATCGGTTAAAGCTTGAAAACTTGCCGTTCCTGTTCCTGATCCCCTTGAATAAACTGTGTATGGGCTTTGCGCTACCGGGGTAAAACTTAATACAGGCGTAGTAGTTGATGTAGCAACCGAAGTAGTAAAGACACCGCTCAATGTTCCGGCTGAAAACGACGTTACCGTTCCTGATCCTGCCGAAACAGAAGCCCACGCAGGTAATCCGCTTGCTAACTTCAAAACCTGCCCATCTGTACCCTTTTGTAGTATCTGCCAACTGCCATTATTAAAATAAACAGTTGCACCATTTACACCAGGGGGCAAAGTGTTTGCATTTGTTAATGACCAAGTACGCACAGGGATTACATAAAGAGTAATATCTTTCCCGGAAGTTCCATGTGTTGTTGACCAGTTATGAAACCATGCGGTTGTAGCGTCCGTCACGTTTTGTGTAGAACTCCATTTCTGATGTCCTGTTCCATAGGGAAGTCCTTTTTTTACAACCAATACTTTATAGATTGAGTCTAATTCGTCCCGTGCTGGTAAATACCAGTCAGTATAACCCGCACCTAAATATTGTTTACAATTATAAGCGGCACAATTAGCCCCGTGTGTAGCTATGATTGCGTCTGTATTCGCTTGACCAGTTCCTATTGCCGTTCCCCTGGTTGTAATATTTACATTGGTTGAACTCCATTGATAAGAAGTTGCTAACTCTGATGAAGCGGCACATAACCCCCATGAACGGGAGGGGTCAATATAAAACACATATCCCCCTTGGTAATAATCACCAATGTTTACCTTAATTGTTGCCGTTGAATCAACACGTCCTCCGTGATAATAAACAAACGTTTGGTTTCTCATGGTACGCATTGAATCAATTTTATAAATAGAATCACATTGCGCCCGTGTGTAGAGTAATGGTTTGTGAAGTATCAACGCATCGCCTGTTGTTGCCGTCCAGTCTGCTTTTACATTCTTTTGTGCGCCGGATTCAATGCCGTTTAGTTTATTTAACATATTTGGTGACATAAATCCCACTTTATCTATCTTTACCGTATCTATTGCAATACTTGCCTCCACATAACTAATGGAGTCTTTTGTAGATGTAAGATGATAACGTATGTATGCCTGAGAATAATGGCTATCGTAATTGATATAGTTAACGTATCTTCCTGCCGGTTGTATCCCTGCAGCAGATAAGCTCCTATTTACCCACTTAGTACCATTCCATTGTAAAATGTTATTATTGGCGACACTACTTGTTAATACGTCTGTATGCCCGGTTGAAAGAGAGTGCGCACCGGCACCCAATGTTTCTATCTTTGCGTATAGGGCTGCTTTACTTGCACCATCTAGGCTTGTTGACCAACTTAACCCATAAGCGGTATTTGAAATAATAGGAATAGTCGGTTTTCCGGTTAAATTATCGTATGCAAGGTAATAACTCCCTTCATGCCCATCAAAAGTACCATGCCAATCCCCAATTGAATAAGGCAATGAATCAAGTTTATTCAGTTGTGCTGTTGTCGGTATTTGATATCCGGTTGTTAAATCAAATGTCAAGTTTCCGTTGATAGGGTTTCCTGTGCCTGAAATCTCAAACCCTGGGATAGTTTCATAGAAATCTCCTTCAGTGAATAGAACAGGAGTTGAATCTTTTATTGCTCCCTGCGTGATATTAACCCTTCCACGTTCATAACTTATGTCTGAAATCCTATAATTGGTCATATCCGGGAATCTTGCTGTTAAGTTCCAAAGTATTGTATCAGAATCAAGTGTTCCAGTTGATTTCATGTAGCTTGAAAACGTTGAATTTGCATTTGCCGAACCCGTTCGAACTATTACAGAAGATTTATAAATTTCAGCCCAAGTATCCATGTATCCTATTCTTGTCCATGGTACACCAACAAGGTAAACACCATTATATTTAGGGAGAACTTGATCTTTAACAAGGATTGTATCGCCTGTAACTGCCAAGTGACCATCGGTAGTAATAGTTCCTGATCCGGTTATAGGATATGTAAGGGCTATTGTTGTAGCCGCTGTAACAGTTCCCTTAGAAACATAGCCTACAATCATCTCCTGTGCCATCCATAAAGGAAGACAGTCTTTAGGATCTGTTACGGTACGGGTAGAATCATACCTGAATATTTTGGATGTTACATCGTTTACGTTACCCCCATTGAATTGTCCGAACGACCATATTCCCGACATCAGGAAAACAATTAATATTATAAGTATTTTTTTCATATCTTATTTTTTAACTTTTACATAAACATCAAGAATATCCATTTTATAGTAATTTGGATAACCCAAAACATAAGAAACTAATTTTGAACAATAGAATTTATGTGGCTCTTTATTGCCAAGCCATATCCCTATTTGCATATAAATACCCTGAAAAACAACACCTTCATAATAGTAAACATTTTCGGTATCATCAAGATAATCAAGTTTGTTTTTAATTTCTTGCTTATTATCGACCGATATTTCAATGAATTCCCTATTTCTATCATTAGGTGCAAATTTATTACATATAACTCCATGCTTAGGGTGGGTATCGTAAATCATTGAATCAATCATAATAGAGCAGTGAGAATAGTATTTATTAAAATTTAAACCCAATCGTTTACCTTTGCATTTTTCCAAGTCGATAATTAATTTTTCAGCATCGGTAAATCCCTGCTCAAAAATTACGGTTATCGTATCTATCCCTATGGATTTATTTTCAGGAATTATTTCCATTGAGCAGGAAAAAAGAAATAATAATATGATGAATAAGTATTTCATATTTTAAAATACATTAATTATTCTCTTGCAATTACCTGATATGTTAGTTTTGTACTACTCAATGCTCCTATATTGGTAATTGTAATTGCAGTCGTTGAAACAGTGTAGCTAAATAATAAACCCGATTCCGATACCACTATTGCAAAAGGTACATTTGTGTAAGCAGTAGCAAAAGTAATTACTGCACCTGCTGCCAAAGTTCCTTCGGTTATCTCCCCTGCTGTATCTGTTGAACCTGTGGCAATAGATGCCCCAGTTCCAGCACCTGTTAAAACCGGAATAGTACCAAGAGTGCCTATGTGTCCACTTATAGTTAGTTTAGAACCGGGTGCAGTAGTTCCAATTCCGACGTTGCCGCCAGATATTAAAGTAAAATATTGGTTGCCTCCTGCAAATAAATCAATACGCCCACTACTAAATGAAGCAATGTAAGCATTCCCAGCCTCGTTTAATACATCAAATTCACTTCCATTAGGTGAATATAGCATTCTATCCACCCCTCCTTGAGCAACCGTCTGCTCGTATAACCTTGAGCCTCCCGGCCATTTTAATCCATATTGACCTGCGGTAGCGAAATTTAAATTACCGCCATTTACAGTTAGCTTTTCGGTAGGAGATGCTCCAACCCCCACATTCCCGTTAGCCAAAATAGTAAAGGTGCTATCCTTAGTAGCATCCTTGTCATTCCCTACTATTAATATTGGTGAAGATGAACCATTTCCTTGAATATCAACATCGGTTAAAAAGTTAGGTGAAGTCAATGGTGCTTTACTGTTGATTGCCAAAGCCCACCTCGTAGTATCCCCCGAAGTAAGACCTTTGGAAACTGAACTATTCCATTCCCTTATCCCTGTTTTAATGAATGAACTGTCGGAAGCATAATTTGGATCGTGTTCGTCCCATCCGCTTTCTTCCGATAAAAACCCAGAACTATCCGTTGCCTCATAAAACAAGTATCCTTGTGGAACATTCACAGTACAAGTAAAACCGGTTAATGTAGTATCAGGTTCTGTCATCCCATTATAAACCCTTCCTGTCGGTGAATCATACCATGCAAAGGCATTAAATTTATACCCCGTATTTGTCATTGTAACCCCGTAATTAACGGAAATATTTCTCGTTGTTACCGGAATGGTATTGTAAACAATGATAGGTTTTTTGGGATAGTATTGAAGGGTGTCAAATAATCCTTCACCTGATACAACCAAACTATGTTCAGCCCATTTCTTTGTTAGCAAAGTATCATCAGATACATCCATTTTTGTTGTATGCCTCATGCTGTCGCTATCCAGAATAAAACTACCCAAAACTTTGACATTATTGAACTCTTTATTTTGAGCCATCAGGATAAAACCCAACAAAATAAGCGATATAGTGAATATTAATTTTTTCATGATCTTACTTTTATTTCATAGTCAACTCTGTAATTACTCGATTCATTGTAGGTTTCAAAAGTTACTTTATCAACTGCCCGGACAATGTTTTTAATTGCTATTTCAGTAATTTCTTCCCCATCAATTTGATAAACAACTATTACCCCTCCCAAAACTCTATATAAAGCATCAGGGAAAGCATCTTTAAAAACTATCTCAAATGATGTTAACCCGTCTTCTAATGCAACATCTCCTGATTCAACATGCAACAACCCAACAAGCGCATCCGTAACACGTTTTACCTCATTCCAGTCTTCGGCAGTGCTTTGTTTTGTCCTATCTACGATAGGTCTGAAATTTGTCTTTGTGGTATAATCAACGGGTTCTATTTTCATATCTTATCTCATTAATGTTTCGTCAACTAAAGCTGTTTCAAAATCAAAGCTATCAATAGAACTATCAGGTAACATTTGACCTCCTAACAAAATAGAAACAGTCTTGTATTTTCCCTTTCTGGCTCCTACTGGTATATCCTGTCTTACATCACTCGGAAAAGATATTGTCCTTCCATCCGACAAGGCTATTAAAGGCATGTTCAACTTATCACGGTTAATATCCTGTTTTCCCCACATACCGAAACTAAAATAGCCCGTTTCTGCACTACTACGATAGAGTTCACACCTGGCAAACATCCTTTGTATCTTTTTGTAGTGGTCTGCATTATCAGAATTCTCAGCTTCACCCTTATTGAATTTTAATGGTCTGGTAAGTAAATGAACAAAAACCTCAGTCTCCATATCTTCACCACTCAAAATTAAAAGATACGGTTGAAGTGAATTATTATCCGTTACCAGATACCAGCTTTCAATACTTCCTTCATTAGTAGTCAATGAACTGAATAATTCAATGGCTTCTGAAAAGACAGTGGTACTCATTCCCCAACATTTATTTGTCAGGTCAAATATCAAAGAAAATTCTTCGTAAGGATTGCTACACCAAATAGTATTTCTTCGGTTATCGTAAGCTAGTTTAGCGTTTTTGAGGTAGTTCACAACATCGCTCAAAACATAAAGGTTTGATCCGTCAAAATAAGGGTCTGTCAAAACATTGTAATTTGGATACACATCTTCATTCTCTGGTAAATTCCCATCACCTTGGCCGGGGAAGAAATCATAAGATAAACTCTGTGGTTCTTCGCCACCCTGCATTATCATTAATCCCTTGTCGCTTATAAAGAAAAAAGCATTGCCAACCTGTAAAACTTCTTTTGAAATGTAAGGGGTAAATGATTTCCTGCTTACCGATGAAACAAAGTTATTCCCTGTCGGGTCTGTATTGATTGACCAAACACCATCCGTAGTACCCACTATCAACATGGAAATCATATTGGCAGTTTTCTGATCAACATTATTAGCCCCTACCTTCATGATTTTTCCATTGCCTATCCGATAACTATTGATAGCTGGCCATACGCTGTATTCCCCAATAGCTGAAAACTGAACTGCATTTCCAGATGAATAATTATCATTACTAGTAATATCCGAAGGATAAAGGGCATCTTCTATTAACCTAAACCCATGAGTATCTATTTTCTCACAATACTTTGAAATAAATTTACAGTTATCCCCGTCCTCTACAAAATAGAATTGGCTTGAAATAAAGTATATTCGATAAAAATCAAAATCACACGACATATTGTGAAGCTTGTTTTTTCTGCAATTGACACGTGTTATTTTTGATGAATCACCATCAATGGCAGTATTTACCCCTATTCTATTAGTTCTCATATCGGGATATGACAATATTCCCCTTGATAGTATTTTCCATATCCCTGTCCCCTCTTCGTGTGTTATTTCAATTGATTTATCCAATATATTTGAAAGTTTTGTCACTTTACCATCTTCGGTGTCCATATCGAAGCACGAATAACTTTGAATGTTGTTAAGGGATAAAGACCTTATGTGTCCGTCAGATAATACTGTTACCGGACTACCTATAACCAATCTTCCATTATCCGAAGTTATTTCACCGTATTTTCTATGATAACTGTAATTGTCAACAGGCATCGGTTGTCCGGCTGCAATAGTCATAATATCAACCGAGGTATATTCTATTTTTGTTAAATCAGAACCATATTTAAAATCAATATCAGAATCTAATTGTCCGACAGATAATATCACTTGTTTTGAAGAAGGGCTTTCTATTGTATTTATCAAATAAAAGGGTTCTTCTGCTTTTTTTTGAACTTCTGCTTTTAATGTTTCATCCCCTAACAATAACAAATAACCGAAATGAGGGTCGGTTGTGTATTGTGGAATTGATATTTTTGGCATATCAGATATATAATATGGCACTGAGGCATAAACATTTATAGCAGATATTTCTTTATTAAACAAATCACTATCAATAAATTCTAGGTTCTGATTAATTACAGTGTGTATATTTTTTACAATCTTATCTGTTAATTCGGTTTCCCCGTAATTAAAATATGTTGATGCAGACCTATTTAATCCATATAAAAAATTAAAATAGATAGGTGAATGCAAAACCTCTTCACCCGTCTTTAACACTAGCGTGAACCGGGTAAGGATAAACCCGCATTGGGTAATAACTTGATATGCTTTCTTTGCTGCCGTTAACTGAATGGCTACTTGTTCTGGATAGAAAGGGATTAAGCTCTTCCAAGCGTACATGTCTTTCTCTTCATACAATTGAGTTGTCTGGTTGTACTGAATACGTTTATAAAATCTCTCTTCAATAGTAGTTCCGTTACCCATGAAATACATTAACCCATTCAATATGGTAAATGACATTCCAACCGTCCTTACAATACTTAAAACTTGTGGCGTTTCCTTTGCTGAATAAACCCCGTCAATGATAGCGCCAAACCATGTCAAGTTTCCATTTAACGTATCTTCACCCCCACCCAAATAAGCGGATAAATCTTCCGCAAGAAAGCCATACGATGCCCGGTTAAACCCAAATACATTTATTTGTCCTTCATCTGAAACTTTGTGAAGTATAATTTTGCCGTAAAGGGTAGTGTTTATATCAGACAATAATCTATTAGGAAGGGGCTTTGTTGAACCGTCCCTTTTCTGAAGGTTGATACATTCCTGAAGGAACCCATCAAAAACTTCTCTGTCATTCTGCCTAATATTTATGCCTAATGGCTTTGCGCTGTACATACTTGTATTTAAGCTTGTCCTACCTTTGGATTAAACCCTGGATACATTGGCATTGGTGATTGTTGCGGCTGTGCTGGTTGTGGTTGCCCCGGTTGTGCTGCCGGTTGTGTTCCGGGCTGCCCCTGCGGCAATCCCTGTGGCGCACTCATTTGATTTGCCTGTTGCTCTAATGCTTTCTTTTTATTGTATTCGTCAAGTTTTTGTTTAGCCTGTATCATAACAGGGTTATTGGAAACTTCCATAAACACTTCAAGCGGCAAGAAATTTTCATCAACAAAATGTACTAATTCCTGTTCTAGTTGTAACCTAAAGGCAGGTGAATTTGTACCCTTGCTTTGTTGTATCGACCATTCATATTTCTTCAATTCTGTAGGGTCTATCTCTTCACCGGTAATACGTTTATAGTCAGCAGCAGTATATCCTTCCAACATCAACGATAACATTTTTTCATCCCTATCTACAAGCATTGTGAGAAATGTCTCCATAATACCGGATACATTTAACCCTGCATTTTGTGTCTCTAAGGCGTAACCTGAAGCTGTCTTGGATACCTGTGAACCGCCACGCCCTTGTACTGCTCCATAATTACCGGAAATCTCGTCTATCAATCCTGAATAGAGTGAAATCATTCCTTGAACTTCCCCGCTTACATTGGCTGAATTGGCATAAACTTGTTTTGGCACATAATTTTCCATACCGTCTTTGACTTTGTAGATAACGGCTCCATCGGCACGTCTTAATTCTTGAAGGTATTCTTTATTTGTATGGGTGTCAGGAACAGCAGTATCAGGTACAAGCCAAACACCTTTTGAAGCGTTCTCAACAATTGCCTCAGCATTTCTTATTTGTCGATCCATGCCTAATTGTGCATCGCAAACCTCTTCTACGATACCCCAAATTTCACCATTCATTCCCGGAGGTGTAAACACGTATGGATGCTTTGCATTTTTAAACGGGCTTTCCCTTACATCTAATACCGTCCCCCAAGGGGTCAGATAGATTGCATACCAACGGGGAACAAAATCTGTACTGATTGTAATTAATACATCTTCAGGGTTAACACCTTCTCCTATTGTTAGCCTGTTTTCGTTTTCAGCATCTACTTCTTTTTTAACATCGGCAACATTTCTCCATTTATGACACAACCGTGATCCGGGAAAGTCTAATGGGTCTTCTGTTATGGCTTCGTAGTCGCTAACCTCCATCCATACTTCAAAATATCTGTATGAAGAGTTGTTTACCCCTTGATGATTAAAAGTGTTATTTCTTAATTGGCTACCATCAAAGGATTGATTAGAATATGCTGACTGCATAATCTCACTTCCCTGATATTTGGTGTACATCTTTTTAATAGCCATGCCACGTTCATAATCCCCTTTGGCAAAACTTCCTACGATGTCATTTAATGAAGTATTGTGAATTTCGTATATGACATGAAGGTTATCCATATCATAATCTGTAATCCCAGGGTTTATCCCAAATAAAGCCCGGTTTACATTCCGATATTTTAAATCGGTTTTTTCATTGATATTGTCATTCTCCCAAAGTACCTTACATACAGGTTGCCCCGAAATCTGCATCTCGTTAAAGTTGGCAGCATCTTTAGTTTTTGAACGGTTTTTATCTTTAACCCTATCTATGCACCGGGTAAGTTGGGTTGCTAACTCACTCCCTCTTTCATCTTTACTGTCACAGACAACGACATTTCCGGTATTGACACCCCTGAATTGACCTTCCAAACTTCTTACAAGTTTAGAAACAACATTATAGGTAAGAGGTGGAATATTGCGCCTTTTATTATAAACCCATTGGGTTACATATTTTTTAATCTCACTATCCCAAACTACTTCATTAAAATGCCTACCCCGGACAAATTCAACATTCCGTTGTCTTCGATCCCTGAAATTTTGTTCTGCAAAATATTGTGTTTGAAGGTTGGCGATAAAGTGCGATGGGGTCGTACCTAAGTTATTAAAAACATACTGCTCTAAGAACGAAGAATCAATAACCGGGATTTCCGTTTGCTTTTTAGGGCGTGTTATCCCTGTCCGCTCATTCCTCCTTAATACTTCCCTTATTTGTTGGGATGATTGTATGTTCTTAATGTTCGACATAGTTGTGTCCTGTTTGTAAACTTAAATCACTTTTAGCCCAGAAAGCAATATTCTGACGGTTCTTTTCGTAAGACTTGAAATAAATGATGTATTTATTATCGTATCCTATTGCTTTGTAGAATTCCATCATCATATAGTCTTGTAAGGCTTCAATAAGATACCGTTGAACATTCCTGACAATGTTAAGGTCGGTTATAATGTTTCCACGTGTTTCATTGGTATAATTGAGCTTGAATTGAGCAGACCTTGTATCCATTATTTGCCAACGATAAACAATAGTCCCCGTGTGGGTATCTTCTGTTGGTGGATCGGCTTCAGAATCACCGGGAATAAGCAGATCATAATCAAACATGCTTATTGAATTTCCATCTACATCTTTAAACGCTGTCATCCATCGCTGCATAGGCTGAAAAACGGGTAGTATGTCACTTGCTCCAAGCGATATAAAATCGTTTGCTATGCGGCTGCCTTCTCCGTGAAGTTCTATCAGCATCTTTTTAGCCGATGAATGTCGGTCAAAGAATGGGTCAGCCTGAGCAATAAGCGCAGTTTTTCTGGCTACCAATTGAAAAATATCCGCTATCTTAACAAATACCTCAACAATAGGCACACCATCCTTGTAAAGATGGTCTACTCCCGTATCCTTTATTATCAGGCTTGACATGATTAGTCATGTAACCTATAAAGATCACCGGAAAGATTATCAATCAATGTCAATGCTTTAGATAGCACTTCTTGTTCCTTGATAGTATTACCGTCATTACGATAAAGGGATACAAGAATGTAATAAATAATAGCATCTTTTGTATTATTTGTCAGCCTTGTAATAATGGCATTTGATTGCTTTACTGAAAGCGGATTTGTATTTTCGGCAAACCGATATACAATGTTTCCGGTAGTGATTTTATCACCTGCCTGATTAGCGGTTGTATGGTCCGTGGTTCCATCCAAACTACCATTCTGAAGGGCAATAACAGGAGCGGTAAAAGGTACTCCACCTATTTGAGCTTCAAAAATTATATCTGACCCATCAGAAGTTAAGTCAATCCCTTGATTGCTATAATAAGCAATATTGTCACTGACAAAATTTGCTGCTGAAGTGGCAAGGTCACTATCGAATGTCACAATTTTATCGACAGGTGCAATTTCCGTAACGTAGGCATAGCCATCTGTTCCGGTTAGAGTTATGGTCTCTCTTTGGTTTACTGCACCATTTACGGCAATAACCTTATCATACTCATAGGCTATCCCGTTTACATCACCTTGGCGGTTTAAGTATGCTTGTAATACTTCTTTTGCAGCTTCTTTTGTGTAGTCTGCCGTAATCCTATCACCTTCGCCATGCAATTGAGAATATTGTTTTTTCTCGGTTGACATTTTGGAATAGTAAGGATCGGTTTCGGTGGCTATCGAAGATCGCCTTGCAACCTCTTTATGAACTGCCGAAATAGAAACAGAAACAGTTATATCTCCCATTGTTGTAACTTTTTTAATCGTGTAATTTATGAAGGGCATGGTCTATATTGTCGGTCAGTTTAAAATACCTAGCCTCCAAATAAGTAACCATATCTTCGTTTTTTTTAATCTTAAACCACATCATTGTAATGAATGTGTAAATAGCATTTTTAGTATCTTCGTATAAAGATTCTTTGATAGAATTTGCTTGCGGTAATGGTGGCTGCTCTTCGTTGAACCTGTATATAACATTGTCCCTAAGTTTTTCAAATGGGACACCTGAGGCATCTCCTTGTCTTCCGGCAAATATTTTTAACACTTCCCGGCAAGCTTCATCAATGAAGTTCTTAAAAGCGTCCTCCTGATCGGTTCCCATTTCGGTAGTTTCGATCAAGGGGACACCATTAACAACATTAGCCATTCCTACAAGGGATGTGTTTAACCATGTCTTGTAAGAGACAGCGTTAATATCAATATTTACGGTAACATCAACCATTTTGATTATTAGGCTCCAGTATATGCGTTGATATAATAAGCAACACCATCAATAGTTATCTTGATTTTCTTTGAAGTTCCGGCAGTGGTAGCGGTTGCGCTTACAAACGTTGAACAAGTATCAAGTTCCATAAGTGCTTTTGCCCCCGGTGTCCTTAAATAAAATACCTGATCCAATGGTTCTGCGCCATTCTCGGTCAAATACAACAACTGATAGCTACCGGTAATTGCCAATGCTTGATGTGTATCGAGCCAAAGAGAACAAATGTGGTCTGCGGTTATCGCTGCACTTGCCTCAACAAGACCATAGATAGCAGCACCAAAACCAGCCCCGGCAAAAGTACCATCAGCACGAAACTGACCATACAATCCGTTATAGGTTGCCCCGGTAGCAGTAAATGTATCATCCAATACAGCTAATCCCTGAACGCCTCGTAACGAAGCTGTACCACTTGCGGTAACATGGGCTTCATGATCAAGGCTTATTACCTGACCAGATGTCTGACCAGCATTGTGACGCACTTGAAGGGCGTAACTGTTAGAACCTCCACCCGTTGGGCGATAATCAATTTTTGTATAACCGCACAACTTGTTATAACCTGTTTTTAATGCAGCACCAATTACAACTGCTGCGCCAGTAGCCCAAGCAGTTATGGCACTTGTTAAGTCCACCAATGTCCCCGCTGTGATTAAGGCGGTTATTCGGCTTTCTACCCAACTTTTTTTAGCCATTTCCATAACTTTGAATTTTAATGATTAATATTTATTTATGTTGTTCAATAATTTTTGCTCCTTCATTTCCAATAAGTGAACTTTGTTGTAACCTATTTTTTATCAACATTAATTCACTCGCTAAAGCCTTTGATGTGACTTCAAATAATTCATCAGGCCATACACTATTAGTATCATCCGGTACATTGTCAAATGAGATGTACTGAAACAATGAAACCACAACCTCATCTTCATTATGAACAGAAAAACATTCTATCCTAGTGTGTGATGTTGTCAGTGAATGACCTTGTTCCAACTTTGTAGTGTTTGAAATTGCTACGGTTGGGTTTTGTTTCCCTGATCGGGTAAATGGATTATTTTGAACCGTATAAATGGGGTCATCAATTAAGATATACCTTGTTTGTGGGTTAGACCATACAGATAACCGAATAGCCACCAATTCCCAAAAATCTGTCGGTGCTGTAAAGGCAACCTTTCTTTTTACTAATCCCGTCTGATCTTCTCCCCCTATTAATGCTTCCTGCGCTAAACTTTCATCAGACTTTGCTAAATATCGTTTTAACTCATAAGGTAAACTCTTCATGAGATTTCTACACACCTCTGGTAGTATATCCAAAGCAATATCCTTTAATGACATTTCAGTCGTTGCGGCTGTCGCAAACTCCGTCAACTGTTCATCAAGTAATGTCAGTGCCTTAGTTACAATATCGGTAGCAGTTTTACTCATTATGCTTCATCACTTGCTGGTAATAACCCTAAATCTGTTTCTGCTACATAGTTTACAAGCTCAATAGATTCTACTGTACCTGCAATCCTGATATAGTCGGGTAAAATTAAAAATGAAAATATCCCGGCAGCGGCAATGATAGCCCCCCGTGTTGGATATAGTAAGTCTTTAAGGTTTACCATCTCGTCTTGATATGACGGCTTAACCTGACTGCCAAATACATTAACAGATATAGAATCACCTTTAAATATTAAGGCTCCTACGCTTCCGGTATTGCCTCCGTAATTCTGTCTTTTAATTTTATAGGTGTTACCTACCGTCAATATTTGAGTATTCATATTCTTTGTTATTAAAAAGGCGACGGGTTGCCGCCGCCTTTATGTTATTTCAGCTTTTACTTTTACTCTTTTGCGAGTTCGCCTTTAATCCAGGTTGCATCGTTCTTTTTAGCGTTGGCTACGTTTCTCCCAAACTTATCAAAGTATGCTTTTTGCAGTTCTCCGATAGTTTTTTCTTTGGTTTTTTCGTTTGCATCCATAGCCGTATTGACATTTTCATTAAGGCTTTTTTGCTTATTGGAAATGTATTCTTCAGCCGGGAAATCAGGGTTTGAAAGCCCATCATAGAAAGCCAAATCATTGATGACAACATCAGGCACAGGATAACCGTACTTTTCTTCAAACTTGGCTTTTGCTGCCAAAATACCTTCCCTACGGCTTTTGTCGAAATCAACCGGGTTTGCAGGGATTTCCTTTACTTTACTTTCAGCCACTTTGTTTGTGCCTGCTAATGCAGAAACATAGATTTCATATTCCTTTTTTAGAACATTAGTATCATAAGCCGGGTTGAATTCCAATCCTGCTTTGTCAAAAAGAATCTTCAATGCTGCTTTTTCAGCATCATCTGGGGATACAAACCGTGTAGGAAGTTTCAATTGACCTTCAGGGTCATCTATCCGCACAAATGTTTTCCCATAGCCCGAATTAGCCATTAGCCCATTAGCTTCAGCATCGTTTTTTACAAAGTATTGAGCCGCTACTGTCTGGGCAACATCGCTCCTTTGGCTCTTGTCAATCAAATGTTCCGTTGTAAATACAATGTTTCTTTTTTCAAGTTTCCCGGTTGAATCAAAAACAAAAATATTCACTGATCTTTTAAAAGTTCTTTTGTTTGTTAAGACAAAAATTTTCTCTTGTTCCATAATTACTTTTTTGGATTAATGTATTAAAAGATAAGAGAAGGGATATAAAACCCCTTCTCTTTATATCTTTATCAGGCTGCTACATCTACAATGAAATGGCAGTCTAAATTTCGGATAATTAAGCCGCAAGCTTCGAGCATATCTACTGACTGAGCGTCTGCCTGTCTCAAAGCTACCAAGTTAACTTTCGTTTCTTTGAATGGCTGAAAAACGAATTTGTCAACAAACTGCATATCCAAAAGGAATGCTTTATTGATATATTCACTTTGATCCATTAAAGGCGCATACATTACGTTGATAGTTCCAAAGAAGGAGTAAAGAACAGTAAAGCTCAAACCATAGATAGTATCATATTCTTTCTGAACAAACCGGGTACGGTCACTCATCACTCCTTTATTCAATGCAGCGATATTATCAGACCCTGCAAACCAGAAGCGGGTATCAGAACCATTGTTCCCTATACGCATTTGTTTAGTGAAATCGACTATATCAGTTTCAGTGATAGTAGTATTTCCGCCACCTGTACCGTATTCTATAACCTGATCAATGAAGTGCTCTAATCCTCCAGTTGTATGAATAACTTTAGATTCACCTCCGATTGTAACGGTTTTTTCGCAACGTGGGCCAAACATGAATGAGAATTCCTGACCATATCTAAAATCCTGTAATGCAAGATTGGTAATCATCGAGAATGAATAGTTGGTAAACAAACTTGTCATCATTGACCAGTTGCTATAAACTACGGAAGTGATAAACTTCTGTGCATAATTATAGTCACTTGTTGGATATTGTGCTACCATAGTATTTTTAACGTCCATTGACCCAAATGCTGTACCCATACGTGTAACCCTTGTACCTGTGTTAATGGTAGGGATTACAGTAGTACCACTTGCTCCACCTAATGAGGCTACGGTAATAGTCCCAGCTGAGGTATCAACAGCGGTTATCAAGAGGGTTAAAGGTTGACCATCGGCATAAGTAGCGTTCTGTACCTTAACTTCCATGTGTGCAGTCCAAATCTGAGCATTGTTTACATGTAATACTGCCGTTGTAGTAGCGGGTCCTGGTTGGGTATAGGTTGCACTTAATGAATCTTGGTAAGGAATTACAGCAATTTGACCCCAATTCAATTTATAATTATTGATTTGAGTTTCACCAAATTCAGAAGCATTTTTCATATTGTCTTCCTGAACACGATACTGAGGATTAAAACGGCTTGATCCATCGGCTGTTTTAATAAAATAATCCTCATACGTTCCGGTGGTTGGTTTTTGTGCTTTTGCTAATCCCCTTATACCATCCAGTGTTTTTTGTGTCAGGAAGGTACTAATAGGAAAGCTGGCAGGAGAAACCAAAACAAGGATTTCCAACCATGCAGGAGATACGAATTCAGAAGCATTTAATCCAAATTCTTCAATGCTTGCCACATCTTGAAAGATGTCAGCAGCAGCAGCAGTACCCTTACTAGGGTCGAGAGAAGCGTTCATACCGAACGGCGATAGGCTTGCGTTAACCGATTCAGGCGTAGCCATGAAAATCGAAAACAAAACGCAAAGAATAAATTTTACAATAGTTTTCATTTTATAACTGTATTAAATGTTTTTAGACTTGATTTTTTAAACCTTAGCTCCCCCTCGTGGACGAATATAACTCGGTGTAGACTGAGCCATTCCCAATGCCTCTAAAGAATTGGTTGGTTTAGCTGCGGGCTTTGTCGGTGCAGGGGCATTCATTGAGGCTTGCATAGATGATTTATCGGGCAGTACCTCTTTTGTTGGTGCGGCAGGAAGTTGATCCCGGAGCATCTTGGTGTCACCATCATAATTTCTCATTTTGTCGATTTTTGCCCATTCTTCCTCTGAAATCATACCATCACCAAGAATCTTAAACCAACTCATTGCCAATGAAAACAAATCTTTCATTTCTGAATCATCGTAATTCATCTTTTGGCAATAGGCTTTCCCTGCATCCTGTGAGGCTTTAAAGTTAGATGCCATAGACGCTTCATTATCCTGAGCGTCTTTGATACCTTGAACTTTTTGACCAACTTTGGCTTGAACGTCATCGTAGTTTTCATTGTCCACCGCTTCCTCGTATTCATCCTGTGGGATTACACGGGCAGCAGCAACGACAACAGAAGGTGTTTTACCATCTTCCTTTTGATCCACCATGTCGTCAATCATCTGTTTCCAGTAAGGGTCTTCGTACATATCACGAAGGGCAATCATTTTTTCAATCATGAACTTATTGATTTTCACCAGTTCTTTAGGGATATTGGCAATTTGCTCTTTGCCCCCTATGATCTTTTGAAACTCATTAAGTGTTGCAATGACATTAGAAATGTCCTCTTCGGTAACATCGTCTTTATCATCAACAGGCTTATCATCATTCTGTGCTGTGGCTGGTTGTGCTTCCGTTTCTGTGGGCTTGGTAGGGATGCCACTTTCGTCCATTTCTTCAACTTTATCTTTTTCCATGATGTGAGAAATTATGATTTTAACATTAATAAGACACAAAATAAAATCAAAATTTATTTTATATTACTATAAACATGGTACTTGTAATATACTTTTAATGCTTACAAGTCGCTAATAGATAGTACAAGTCATTATAATAGAATTATCGCTTACTATTAATCTTTATTTTTGGGCTTAAAATACTAAGGTTATGTTCGGATCAAATCAAAAATACAAGATAGCGGACGAGTTTACCGCTATGGCAAATCAAAGTCAGAACGACATTGATGCGCTAAAAAATGGAAACCCATTTGAAACGGCAGCCTCTAAATCTGCAATGGTTAAAGCATCACAAGGCGCACAAGATTATTATAACCGGTCTATGAATGTAATGGGCGCAAATGCAAGCCCCGAAGCAATGGTAGCGGCACAAGGTCAGGCTAGCGATGCAATGGCAGGGGCAGCAGGTAATATAGCCACAGGTGCAGAAGCTAACAGGAATGCACAACTTGAACAGTTGAAAGCCCTACAATTAAAAGAAATGGGAACTTCGGCTGATATAAAGGTAGGCGCAATAGACAAACAATGGGACGGCTTCTTTAAAGGGATTGATACTATCAGCAATACCATGCAAGGTGGCGGAACTGCGTTAGGTAGTATAATGAAGGCAGGAGCAACAGGTGCTTAATAAAAAATAAATATCTAATATTAAAATTATGGATACCAATCAGGAACCCGAAAACAATATCAAAAAGCTAAATCCGTTGGATGTTCAAAAGATAACAGCACCCCCCGCAGTAGCAACACCACTAACAATAACACCAACACCTGTTAATCCTATTCAGCACACCGATATTGACAAATTGAAAAGTCAGAATCAGAATACTATTGATAACATGAAGGATGAAGACCTTCCGTCAGGACAATTAGCTATTCAAAACAGGGTGAATAGACAGTCTGTAAGGGATGCAAAGGATACTAATATCGTTGCCAATACGGCAAATAAAATAGGTGTTGATTTAAATAAGCCCTATGCTTACCCTCTTACGGATACCGATAAGACTGCAATGGCAGATAAAATATCAGCATTAGTTCCACAAGAAAATAGGGAAAGCCTTGCAAAATATGCAGCTTCTATTCCAAACCCAAATTACGTAACCCCACCTACATTAAATGCAGACAAAGAAAAACGTACCGCGCGCTTACAGAGAGCAGCTAAATGGGCGGATGCTCTTGCTATTTTTGGGGCAGGTATTGGAGGAAGAACAATTAACCCCGATACTTTAGCCGCTCCAAGTATTCAGAAAGCACGTGACGAAGAGTTCCAGAACTACAAAAACATATCAGAAGCAAATAAACAAACTGCTAATAATTGGGAGAACAACTACCATAAACAAATGATGGATTGGGTAGATGACCAACTAAAAAGTAACCAGTTAAAAGAATCTGAACGGCAGAAGTATCAGGAACTACGTGACCAATTGGCAAACCAGAAAACTATTTCCGATGATGCAAATTCAACCCATGTTAAAACAACTGGCATGAATAATGATACTGCATTAAAGATAGCCGCAATGGAGAATAGTCTTAAGAAAGCCGAAGAGGAAGATAAGTTTGGTTCTCCAAACATCACCTATCAGGCTGCAAATGGTCAAACCATTAACAGGGTGATACCTAAGCCAGAACAAAGGGATATTATTAGCCGGGCAAAAACGAACCCTGAATTCAAAAAGTATATTCAAACGGCCTTACATCAAACTTATAAAAATGTTATAGGTGAAGATGGAGAACCAAAAACAATTGTAGTTGATGAATTAGGTAAGGAAGTAACAGACCAGAATTTGCTTCAGGCATATTTAAGATGGGAAACCACAGGCGCACCAAATAAGACCTGGCCTGAAGTACAAAGCCCCGGTCAGGTTATTGAACCGGACAATCAAAATACACCAGTACAACAACAAACACCACAATCCAAAAATGATCCATTGAATTTAGGACTTTAATACTATAATAATATGTCAGAGCAAGAAAATTCTGCAAATTATCAGGCAGAAGAACAAAGACCTATAAGTGTTCAGGAATTTTCTAAAAAGATAAAAGAAAAATATCCCGACTACAAAGATGTAGATGACAGCGTTCTTGCTGCAAAAATCATCGAAAAATACCCCGAGTATAAAAACAAGGTTTCATTTATACCTACACAGCAATCCGAATCCACTCCGGGACAATACACCCAATTTCAGGATAGCCTTGATAGGGCAAATACCCAACCGGTAACACCTATTCCTGCCATTAAGCCAATTGGTCAAATAGTAAACCCTGTTTCTTCGTTAACACCTTCAGGTAATTTTGCGCCCACACCGATACAGTCAGATGTTGCTGAAGATTTTGTCAAAGGAGCTAAGTCAACGGCAAAAGATTTTGTTGCAAATGCTGGTTATGCCTTAGACGATGTAAGCAAGAACATTCAAAACAATCTTACAGGCGGAGCGGTAGTAAATGACAAAGGTGAGTATATGTATCCCGGTGAGAAAGGTTATCAAAAACCACCTGAATCAGCATTTAGAAAATCAATAGACCAATGGAACGCACCCGATCCTACAATAAAAAATAACCTTGCTTCAAAATTAGGGTCTGCAGCTGTATTTATTGTTCCGGCAGTAGCATCAGCATTGACGGGTTCGGCTGAAGTAGCTGGATTATCTACTGGATTATTTGGATTGTCCGGATTGGGCGAAGGAGGGCAAGAATACGATAAGCAGAGAGCAAAAGATAATCTTCCTGAAAATGAAGATGACCGTAATACGGCAGGGTACTTGTACGCATTGGCATACACTCTTCCAATGGGTAAATATATGGGCTCATTACTTCCTAAAGGTGGTAAAATTGTAGATGGTATTGCATCTTCAATGATAAATAACCCGGAAGCCAAGAACTTTGCATCTAAAGTAATTGCTTCATTTGCCGAAAAAGAACCTACAAAGGCTGTTCAATTAGTAAAGGAACTGGCTAGTGGTGTCGGGCATGGTGTGTTATCTATGGAGGCAATGCAATTAACTAAAGAGGCAACAAATCAATTTTTAATCGGTGAGGATATTAAACCAGAGGATTGGTGGAATACGGCTAAAGATGCAGCCGAAACGGGGGCAATGTTTGGAGCCGTGACAAAGTCAGCACAAATAGGAGCGGATGCTTTCCGAAACGTACAGGCACGGACACAAGTAAAGAATGATTACGCCAAATCGGTAGAACAATTCAAAGATATTCCCAATGCAAACTACACCGAAGCCGTTGATAACATTGTTAAAAACTACACCGATCCGCAAGACATTATAAATAATTTCAATCAGATAAGTGGTGAAATGAATATCACTACACCTGATTATTATAAAGCCCTTGATTATCTTAAAAACTCAGTTCAACTTAATTCAATGTTTAAAGCCAAAGCGGCTGAAGTACAGAAAGGCATTGATGAATTTAAAGACGATAACGGCAACGTAACTACTGCCAATATTGACGGTCAACAATATTATATCAGAAATAGCAAAGACTTAGGACAACCGGGAAGGGCTATCTTTGCCAAGAATGCAGACGGTGAGATAAAAGCATTTGGCTCTGATATGGTAACAGATTATTCAAGTCAAGCACCTGAAGATATTCACAATAAAAGTAATGCCACCGATAACCAGGAGGACAACCAATACCTACAAGCGCAGCAAGCACAACAGGAAGCCGCCGATAAGGGGATTATTCCTGATAAATCCGTTCATACACCCAATGGTATAGCCAAAGTAGTCGCTATTGGTGATGATGGAATGGTATCTGTCATGAATGAGAAAGGACATATTGGTAATTATGTTTTAGCTGATATTGAACCATATAAGACCGATGCTGAAAAACAAGCTGAAAAGGCAGCTATTGACCAACAGAAGCAAGCTGAAAAGGATGCAGTAGATAAGCAGCAAGCCGATGAGAAATTACAGGCCGAACAGCAAAAGGAAGCTGAAAAAATCCAATTACAGCAACAGCAGAAAGCGGAACAACAACAGGCAGAAGCCGCTAAGGTAGAACAAGACAAAGCAACATTAAGGCAACAGCACCCGGAGATACCAAAAGACAAAGATGGTCTTCCCGACTATGATGCTATGGAGCCTGAAATGTTTAAACGTGAATACTCAAAAGAGTTTGGTGAAGAAGAAACAAATAATACCCTGGTTGAACTACAACAGGCCGCAAAAGATAAGGTTGAAAAGCTCGTTACAAAGAGGTTGAAATCTACTTCCCTAAATGAAAAAGCCAATATAGCCCGTGAAATTAAAACTTTGAATGAAAAAGTTCAAAAGATTGATGATGTGTTGAACCCTAAAAATACTGAAGATGAAAACACAACCGGAGAGCAGCAAGACAACGCAGGTATCGACAACGTGGAAAATACACCAGTTGCGGAGAATGGTACGGCAACAGAAAATAAAGTTGAACAGCCAACAGAAATTACATCAGTAGAAGATGTTTCTCGTTCCACTCAATTACCTGAATCACCAGAACGCACCCCTGAAGAGCAAACCGGAGGGGGTGCTTCTATTAATCCTAACATTAACAATAAGACTTTTATTCATGAAACTAATGCAGATAATTTTGACAGTTTTGATTTATCTAAAATCGGAAGTGGTCAAGGTGATTCTTGGTTAGGTAAAGGCTTTTATCTTCAAGAAAAAGGTTCTTTTAAAATAGAGAACTATGGTAAAAATAAAATTGAAGTTGCATTAACCCCACAAGCTAAAATATTTAAAGTTCAAGATACTCCAAATGGTAAATATGGAGATACTTTCGTAGAATGGGCAGTCGAAAACACAGAAGCAGGAAAACGCAAAGCACAGGAACGAATTGATGCTGGATTATCATTAGATAACTTATTACCAAGAGATATATTAAGACGTAATCCAGAGGTAGTAGATAAGCTAAAAGAACAGGGATATGATGGGTTGTATGAAGATGGTGAATTAGTTGTTTATAACCCCGATGTATTAGAAGTTAAAAAAATTCAGTCTTCCCCTGTTGATCAGGCAGCAGAACCGACTAAAAACATTAAAAAAGTTCCCGAAAAAAATAATAATTCAGATGTTAATAACGAAAATGTTAACCAAATGCCTTCTGAAACACCAGTAAATACAGAGGGTAGTACTGAAAGTGGTGAAAATAATTTGCAAGAATCAAATGTTGATAACTCAAAATATAAACCAAAACAGGTTTCTTTTACCACGCCTTCCGGGGATGAAAAGAATGGAACTGTCATTGAAGACTTAGGTAATAGGGTAAAGGTAAAAGGAGAAGATGGGTTTGTTTACCGTGTAAAGAAAGAGGATACCGGAGAACCAAAACTACTCAACATAACCGCTAAGGCAGCCGAAGACTTAAAAGAGAAACGTAACGCACTCAATGCACTCAATCAGATAAGCTCAGAGTTAAACAGACCCGTTGAAATAGTCAACTCTTCAGAGATACCCAAGAACGTTCAGGAAGAGGAAAGGAAAAGGATTGCAGCAGGAAAAGAAACGACAGGGTTTTATAACCCTGAAGATGGAAAGATTTACATTGTATCCGATAGAATCCATGCCGTATCAGAGGCAAAGAAAACATTCCTTCATGAAGCAAACCACAAAGGATTAAGGGAGTTATTTGCAAACGGAGACCCTCAAAGCATTATTGGCAGACAATACACAAAGTTTAATGACTTAATGTCAGATGTATTTGATAGCATGGAACCGGCAGATATTGATAAGGTTGCTAAAGATTATGTCCCTGACTATTCAGGTAAAGAAAATCTAGCCGATAACGATAAGCAAATGATTGCCGATGAATTTCTATCGCATCTTTCAGAGAGTGAAACCATACCTTCCAAATGGCAAAGTTTTGTTGACAGATTGGTTCATCTCGTTCGTAAAACATTTGGGTTAACATCAAATCAATTTACTCAAAACGATTTGTTAAATATCATCAAAGAGCAAAGAGAGAGGATGACTGAGGGGCAAAAGGTTAATGGTAAAGGCGAAGGGAATGTGAGAATGAGACTTCAGGATAAAATGCCCGAAGTAGAAGAAGTACACCGAGATCAAGTAAAAGTAAATGGTGAATGGTATCATAACAGTGTTTTAAAGGATGGTGATAAATTAAAAGCAGGTGATTTTATTCCTGAATTAATGAAAACACCATTTGTAAAAGTAGAAGACAGGGGATATTATAATCCTGCTTACATTTCAGATAAACAATGGGATGCTATCAATAAAAACTTAACCAAGCAAGGATTTGCACCAAGACCTACTTCTGATTGGGTCAAATATTTTACTGATAATGTTAAAAGCAGACAGGTATATGATAACCACTTACAGGCATTTGAGAAAGTACTTGGAGAAAAAGAACCAAAAGCCGAAAAAACTGATGATCAAAAATTCATTACTAAAACAAAGAGATACGTTGGAACCACTAATAATTTCTATGAAGCAGGTTATTTATTGAATGATGGCACTATGCTTGACTTCTCCGGTAGGAAACATGGTAATACTTATCCACAAGGCAGGGCAGAAGATCACAGGGAAATTAGTTCGGCAGATGAAAACTCTGATATGGATATGGTTAAATTCATGGCAAGTGGCAATATTAGAATGAAAGGTGAATCAAATGGCTTCGAAGTAACAAAAGAACCAACACCAGAACAATACAAAACGCTTCGCTCATATATTAACGCAAGCCAAGGACAAAGAGATTTTCAAGGAATGCTTGTTGATTATTCTGAACCCGGTCAATATGGAACTACTTTCAGTATGGAGTATGGCGTAAAAACACCCGCTTCAAGAATACTTAATGACATAAGAGATTATTATCAAGAAGGAACTAAGCCTGTTCAAAGTGAATTCATTCGTTTCCGTCTCTCCGACAAGCTACCCGAAACCCCTGAATTCAAAAGTTGGTTTGGAAGCTCTAAGATAACCGATGAAAACGGTAATCCTAAAGTAATGTATCATGCCACAAATAGGGATTTTGATAAATTCAGGGATGATAGGATACTTTTCTTTTCTGATAACCCCGAATATGTTGAAATGTATGCCGAGGGAAGTTCTGCAAAAGGAGCGCATTATGTAGGGCAAGCAGAAAAGGAACTTGAAGCTAAAACATTGGCAGGTAAAAGCATTATGCCTGTTTATTTAAAGGCTGAAAATCCATTTGATACCAGAATACCAAAACACAAGAAAGTATTTGATAGTGAATTTATAAATAAATGGGGAAATGGTACTCCATTGGATCAAAACTTAGGATTACCCGACTGGACAGATGCAGAAGATTTAAAGGAATTTTTCGATGAAAAAGGGTATAAATATGATGGATTACTACTCGCTGAAAGTCATGGACAAACAACAACAGCAGTATTTAGTCCCAATCAAGTAAAAAGCTCCACCGGCAATCAGGGAACCTTCAGTGAAAGCAACCCTGATATAAGGTTTAGGATGATTGCTAAAAATCCTGACTTTAAAAAGGAACATGAGCGTTATAATGGAAAAGACTTTGAAATAAAAGGCGACGAACTGCGCACTACTGTTTACAATACTCGGTTTGACACGGATAATTCAGGGGAGTTTTTGGGTACAAGTATAAACATAGATAGAGCTATTAGTGATGCTGAAAGTAATCCTTATGATTATGACTACACCGGAGCTTCGGTTTCAATTAGTGCTGAACATTTAGAAATCCCAATCAAAGAAATTATTGATAATACGGGTGACGATGAATTCAAACCAGAAGACATTACTAAATATGAGATTGACGACTTTTTGAAAGGTAAGGATACCTACGAATATACCGTAGATGATGATTATTACACTTATGCAGAAAGTGAAGCCGATAATGCCAATACTGATGATTTAATTTATGATGTTCAAAAAGATTTAGGTAATCGGTTCAATACTAAAATTGGTAAATATTCTTCTGTCTATGTGGATAAAAACGGAAACATTACCGGAGATCAGTACGATGAAAACGATAATGAAAACCGAGAAGTATCTATCCGCATTGCAGACCATACACATAATCCCAGAAATGGAAGGCCAGATGTAACAATTGTTATTGCCAACAAAAATGCAACAGCAGGGAAATTCGCAGGGGCATCAACCGATTTGTCTTTTGATGAAGATTCTTCTTCTGATGAAATTGCTGATGAAATAGAGCAGTACATTAAAGACAACTACTCAGTAGATAACATCCGTTTCCGCATTAACAAAGCATCCGAAGAAGTAAACACCAATCCAACCGACGCACAGAAAAAAGCGGGCAACTACAAGAAAGGTCACGTCCGCTTTGATGGCTTTGATATTTCAATTGAGAACCCCAAAGGATCAATAAGGCGTGGTGTAGATTCATACGGTAAAGAATGGGAGCGTGAACTACCTGCCGACTATGGTTATTTCCGGGGGACAAAAGGCAAGGATAAGGACCACGTAGACGTTTTCATGGGCGATAAACCCGAAAGTGATAAAATCTATGTTGTCGATCAGAAGAACCCCAAGACAGGCTTATTCGATGAACACAAGGTAATGTTGGGCTTTGACAACGTAACAAAAGCAAGACAGACCTATGAAAAGGCTTTCCCTGCTGACTGGAAAGGGTTAGACCAGATCACCCGTACCACTAAGCAAGGGTTGAAAGACTGGTTTGAAAATGGGAATACACAGAAGCCATTCAATGATCAGGCAGTAAAATTCAGAATTGCTGACAAGGAAGATAAAATCAAAGTATCCAACATAGGATTCTATTCACCCACAGAGAAAGCACTTGGTAAGATAGAACAGGATAAGGGAACAGCCGGGCAGCAAGCTATTGAAGGATATTATCAGTTATTAAAAGAGAATGAAGGATATGTAAGACCAAAAGGAGAAGGAGACAAAACCGTTCAATCCCTACCTGTCACATCTTCAATGAAACAATCTGTAATGAGTGAAGGGGTGCCGATGTTCCGTCAGACACCTATTGAGCCTAAAAACAAACCTATTGAGCCTATCGAAGATTTAAACAGGATGGGTGAGGCTGCAAGTAAAGTAGATAAACTAAAAAGGGCAGCAACGTATGTCCCCGGCGTAACCGAGACAGCAGAATCATACAACAAGTTTGCAGAATCATTAAGAAATACACTGTCCCCTTCTTCTACGGCAAGTGGAAAGATCGCTGCTGAAAATATGACTGAGAATATGTCTCACATGGAGAGAACAATGAATCAATCAGAAGCACGACTAAAAGAGGCGACCGATAAGTTTAGCAAGATGACCCATGAGCAATCTACTGATTTTATTGATAAATTAGAAGACCCTTCTGTTCCAGGTGGCAGGCCACAAGGCAATGAAGACCTTCAAAGATATGCAGATGCTTTAAGGGAATTACAAGATAAAGTAAGAGATGAGGTACGGGATTTAGGAACCGGAAAACTTGATCAGTTTATTGAAAATTATTACCCCAGAAGATTTAAAGACCCCAAAAAAGCAGAACAGTTTTTATTTTCAGGCAAAAGTAAACGTCCCTACGAAGGTTCTAAACAATGGATGAACCAGCGCACTGTTAAAACCTATAAAGAAAGCATTGATAAAGGATTAGAACCTGTTGATTGGAATCCTATAACCTCTGTCCTTACAAATGTGAGAGATATGGAACGTTATGTTATGGCACATAAAACCCTCAACACACTTAAACTTGAAGGACTGGTAAAATATGTGCGTCTTGGGGCAAATAGACCTGAAGGATTCACTTTAATTGATGATAAGGTTAGCACTGTATCGAGAAAAACGGATGAAGGAATGCAGATCGTTGGTCATTACTATGCTCAGGAAGGTGCAGCACAAGTTCTAAACAACTTCCTTTCAAAAGGGTTAATGGGTAATCATGCTTATGATCTTTATCGTGGACTTGGCAATACGATTACTCAATTACAACTTGGATTGTCTGCGTTTCACTTAGGATTCACCTCAATGGATGCTGCAGTTTCTAAGTTTGGACTTGGATTAGAATACATGTACAACGGTAATTTAGGAGAAGCCGCTAAACATTTTGCAATGACACCAATAGCCCCTATCACAAATATTATTCAAGGAAATAAATTAAATAAGGCTTGGTTTGGAGATGAAGCCGCAACCCCAGAGATGAAACAGATAGCACAATTCTTAGAACAGGCTGGGGGTCGTGTACAAATGGATAAGTTCTATTCTGTAAAAGCAAAAGAACAATTTCATAATGCCTTAGCCGATCATAAATTTATTAAAGCCGGACTTGTGTTCCCGCTTAAACTTGTCGAGCTAGCATCTAAACCTATCATGGAATATGTTGTACCACGTCAAAAGTTAGGCGTATTTATGGATATGGCACGCTATGAAATGAATGAACATCCAAATGCTACACCTACTGAAAGAAGGGCGGCACTTCAATACGCTTGGAGGTCTGTTGATAATCGAATGGGGCAAATGGTATATGATAACTTATTTTGGAATAAAACAGCAAAAGATATTATGATGGCTTCTGTCCGGTCGGTAGGTTGGAATTTAGGAACATTTAGAGAAATAGGTGGCGCACCAAAAGAACTACTTGGAGTAACTAAAAATGCCTTACAAGGTAAGGTATCAGACCATACACATAAAATAGCCTACGTTGTTTCACTTGTTGGTATGACAATGCTATCTAGTGCAATCTATCAATACTTGCGTACAGGTAAAGCTCCGAGTGAAGGCAAAGATTATTTCTTCCCAAAAACAGGCGAGACAGAACCAAATGGAGACCCTTCACGTTCATCAATGCCTACTTACATGAAAGATATTTATCACTATACCACGAATCCGGGCAAAACACTCACAAATAAACTATCTCCAATTTTTTCTATTGTGAACCAAATGGAAAACAATAAAGATTTTTATGGTACAAAGATTACAGAGGAAGACGATCCTATCTACAAAAAAGGATTGGATGAACTAAAATTCATGGGCAAACAATTGATTCCTTTTGGTATCCGTAACGCTGAAAAATCAGCAGATAAAGACCTGCCGGATAAGATACTTCCTTTCTTCGGTATAACCCCTGCTCCCTATGACTTAAATATGAGTGAGGCAGAAAAGACAGCCTATGACATTCAGGCAACAAAGCTTCCTATTGGTGGGCGTACCTCTGAACAGAAAGATCATTCAGACCTATTGAAAGACCTTCGTAAAGAAATGAGAAAGACTGGTGGCGATGATAGTAAGGCTTTGGAAGAAAAGAAAGCCGGGAACATTACACAGGAAGAATATCATGAATTAAGAAAAGACTATAAGTTGACAGGTCTTGAAAGGACTGTTAAGAATTTCAGTTATGAAGAGACCTATTTCATCTATAAGAAAGCCAATTCAAAAGAGAAGAACACACTTAAGCCTATCCTAATGGAGAAGTTGAGGAACAAAATCAAATCTACCTCAACAACCAAAGTGGAACGTGAACGGGCAAGGCAAATATTGAGGGATATAAAATAATGCCATCGCACACTGATATAGCAAGGACGAACGAGATAGAGCGGGAAGCGGCAAAAAGGGGGGCCGAATGCTTTAAATCGTTATATGTTTTTCTAACGACTTTTTGGACAGAAATAGGAGGCGGACCATTTGTTGATGCTCCTTATATAAAATATATCTGTGATGCTATCCAAGAAAAGGTAATGCCAGTTATAAGGAATGAGTTCTCAATGGAGACATTGATCATAAACGTTCCCCCTGTATCCCTTAAATCAACAATAGTTACAATCGCACTTCCTATGTGGGTTTGGTTATGGAACCCAATGATTGTTTCAACCAATATATCATACTCTGCCCGGTTATCTGAACGTCATGCCAAAAAGGCACGGGCTATAACCGATAGCGATAAATGGCATTTACTATTTGATAACCTTTTCATATTGAAATACGGGAAAAAACTTGAGATTGTGTCTCAAAATATGAATGAGATACAGAATAATTTCAGGGGAGAACGATTTAATACTTCTGTTGATGGAACAATTACCGGGATGCATGCACATATCTTAGCAAAGGATGACATGCAAAACCCAAAGCAAGCCGGATCGGATACAGAACGTGAACACGTGAATGAATGGGATGCTGAAACTTTAACCTCAAGACATATAAACCCTAACTCCTGGCTTGATATTATTATAGCCCAAAGATTACATGAAAACGATTTAACTGGTTATACATTACAGAAAGATATTCACATAACATTAATTTCATTGCCGGCAGAGATTACCCATGCTTCACCTGTTGTTCCTAAAGATGCTGAATGTTTATACACAAACGGATTTCTTGACCCAATCAGAAGACCAAGAGAGGTATTGGATATTACAAAGGCACAAATGAACTCAGCCCCCTATACTTGTCAGTATCTTCAAGCACCTTTTAATTTGGAAGAACAAGACATACAGCCAAGTATGTTTGAAATACTCGATTCTTGCGATGATGACATTGTATTTGATCTTTGGATTGATGCTGCCTACACTGAAAAGACAATCAATGACCCAACCGGGATAGATTTGATTAAAAGGAAAGGCAATAATATCATAGTAAAAGAATCCTGGGACGTGTACAAAAAGCTTCCCGACTTACTCAACTTCATAAAAGAACTGGTGGCAAATGGAACCTTCGATAAAGACAAAGGTAGGATATTTATTGAACCTAAAGCATCGGGTAATTCTTTAGCCGACTATATTGAGTTTGATACAGATTATAACTTTGTCCGGATCGGTGAACACAGTAAACAGGAAAGCAAATTGGTAGCCGGGGGACACACTGCTAGACACCAGGTCATCAAACCTAAAGCAGAATCACACCGATGTAAACTCATCAAAGGCAACTGGAACGATAATTTCATTACCCAAATATGCGGTTTTCCCCGTGCAAGTCACGATGAACACGTTGACAATCTCGGCTACGCAATCAATCACTACTACTTTGCAGAGAATACATTCATAGAAGCTTGGGCATTGAATAACCTTGAAAATAATGTAACCGGCTGGGTAAACTGTTTACTTACCTCTTCCTTTGAGAACTACAAATATAAAGTACAGTACGAAGAAAACGATAAAGGAGACGTGATGCTATTTGATAATCCCAACCACTTGTACAATTACCGTTACTTGACCGTGCTAGTTTTAAAGGGTGAAGGGGAACGTGGAGGGAATACAGTAATCCTTACCTACGATAGGTTAAATGGTACTGTTCCTATAATGTACCTGTCAAATGAGATTGCGCCCCTTAAAGCGGCTAAAAAAGCCCTCGAAATAGCTTCCCTTTATTCTACTGCTAAATTGGTGGTGGCCGTAGAGGATGAATATGGCCAATCTGCCAACGAAGAAACAGACTTGGGGCATATTGCAATTCGTGAAGCCAGAGCGGCAAGGTATGATTCTATCTACTCTAGGCTCAAAGTTGACAACATTCACAAGAAAAGAGAGCGTGAGTATGGGTTTGAAGTGAATCAGTCTACAAGGCGTGAAGTATATCACAATCTCAAAGACTTAATAGAGACAAATAAGATCAAAGAAATACCTCAGCCTGTGTTTGAGGAAATCAAAAATCTTGAAAGGAAGAAAGAAACGGGAGAAGTAGATGCACGTGAAGGTCATCAAGTAAATTCAGCACTAGCCTACTCTATTGCTTTAAAGGTTCATGCAGAGATGTACGATCAACCGCAGGTGAAGAAGAATGAGAAATGGTGATTATTGAATTCTCCAAACCCTAACATTATCTCCATCTTCTTTTCTTGTTCTGAATCTTCTTCCGTGTCTTCGCCCCCACATACTCGCAGTCATTGAAAGCAAGTTTCTATGTTGTTGTGAACAACAGTTTTTAACAAAACTATCACCAATTTCCATTTCAGCAAATGGATATTTTGACCTCGCTGGAACAGGTATTCCTTTTATAATTTCATAGTTTTCCATATATCTTCTATGTTTAATATTATCCCCACAAATTAGAGACTATTTAATTGATAACGTGATTATTTAACAATAAATAAAAGCAGCCAATTTAATGAATAATGTTATTTTTATTTGCTTTATTCAGAATAGTTTTTTACCTTTGGTTCACTTTCATGAGGATAAGTTTAAGATTCGTTAGTTTTTGACCTTGAAGCCCGGTGTACGGGCTTCTATTTTGCTACTTAATACTATCCAGTATATCCTGAAGGTGAGATAAGTCCTTTACATCATGCTCTAACTTAACCGGAGCCTTATATCCCATCATTTCGTTAATCTCTTTGATTGCAATAAGTTTGGGATAAAGCTTTATCTTGACATACTTGGTTTCAACTTCCTGTTCATCATCCCTTTCAGTTTTATATACCCTAGTTTCTGTCTTAGTATCAATGCTTTCAATGGCATCTAAAGCATTTGGGTTCTCTCTTTTGATTTGTTCCCAATCCGATAACTCAATCCAGGTATCATGCAAATGAGCGATGTTTGAATAGGCTATTTTAGCCAATTCCTGAAGGTTACGAAGCTTAGAAATTCCTGATTCTTCTTCAAGATTATTCTTTATAATGCTGATATACTGTTTAATGTGAGGTTTGGTAAGGTTTTCATAACCCGTCTCTTTAGCTGTTTTTTGACTATAACCTGCTGATCTTGCCGCTCTTGCACCATTCCAGTCAATAATGTACTGGTGACAAAATATACGTTCTTTCTCGGTTAGTTTCTTTTGAAGCTCCTCGAATGTATATTGTTTGTCCTGTTGTGGTGTTGAATCACTCATTTTTTTAGTTTATCCCGAATGAATTTTTCATTAGTATAATCCCTTCATTGAATTCTTTTTCTTTGTCGGGGTTCTTACATAAATAGCTTCCAACCACAGCCATAATAAATTGGTTGAACTTTGGGTTGTTTTCAATATGATGAATAAGGGTGTTGGCTAATAGCTTCACATCACCCTCGATACATATCATTGCATTGTTATTTTCAGCGTCTCCACGAATGTACATTGCTGCATTCATAACGTTTTGTGATGCTGTAACCGCCTTAATTTGGTTGATAATATCCAAATCCATGTTTTGCTTTTCTTCCTTCGTCATTTCTTCCTCCTTATATACCGGATGATTAACCTTGCTTCCCGCTCACAGAAGCCAAACTTCTGAGCAAAGGTATTAATTATTTCACACTTATTATTGCGGTTAAATTTAGGGATAAAATCTATCATTTCCTCGGTGATAACAGTATGATAGTAATCACGGATAATGCCACCTGCCCTTATCCCTGCCAAGAATACCGGCTTACCTGCTTCCCGGTACATGTGCGCCACCTCATAATCATTCCCTGATCGTAGAAGTTCATGAAATGTTTTCAGAACGATCTGTTTCTTTTCAATTGTAGTGTCACGGGTCATAATTCAATCATTTTATCAGCGTAATTATTAGCCTGTTGTTCAAATATTTTATCTACAATTATGTGCATGAAATAAGCAAAAGTGATATAGACAATGGCAAATAAAGCCCAATGGATTAAAATCAAGAAAGGAGTGAAGCAAAATAATAACCTTGACACAAATACTTTCCGGGCATGATTCCTTAAATGATAATATTCATGCTCAAAAAAGAAATGCAGGGTTTTATATGGATGCTTGGCACCTTTCTTGATATTCAGTAACCTTTCATTGATGTAGACTGTATTAAACCAATGAAAGCCCCAATGGTTAGAATCCTTCCGAAATGTTTTGATGTTAACATTATATTTTGACCGAAGCCGAAACACTTCTTCGTTTGGGGTATTGTAGATGGTTCCAATTTTTATAAATTGGTAGATTATTCCTACATAAACATAGTAGAGAATGTGTATTATGCAGAGTATGAGAGCTATTTTAATCATTTCTTCTTACATTTATCAACTTCATCCTGAATCCGAAAGCTTGACATTCTTTCGTCAGTTAATTCAAGTATGTCCCTTAATTCCTGATCCAGAAGGTGAACATTCACGTGAGCCCAAATTAAAGCATTTATAAGGTGCGCTTTATTGAACCCATCAAGTAATTGTTGAGGACAATAAACTGTCTTAAACTTGATCAATACCCGTTCTGTTGGGTCTAATTTCTCTCCGTTCATTACCTTATCCCGAAGCTTAAGACTTATTTCATTCCTGATATGCTTTCTGCGTAAATAAACCCATTGAATGAGTTTCAGTTTATGTTCCTCTGAAAAATGTGTCTGGTTATTAAGGAAAAGAAGTAATCTGCCCTGTTCGGTGTCCCGGACATAGAGCCAGATTACTTTCCAATTTCTCTTTAGCATGAGCAATATAAAATAGCCAAGAATTAAAACAATAGGTAAAAAGGTATATAAAAACGGGAAATGGGTGAATATGCAGCTGATTGAATAAGTGAACATGAAGATACCGGATAGTACCAGATACCAGTAAAGCTTATTTGCCTTAGTTATGTTCCGGTTTTGAAAGCGTTTCTTTGCTTTCTTAATGTCCTTTTTAGTTAGCTTTTGTTTTGGTTTCATTGTGGTTTTCCCGGTCTCATCCGCTAAATTAAGCCTATCCTTCACAATGATTTTTTCTTTTTTCTCCTTCATGTCCTTATTTTTGAGACCAATCCACAATATACTTGATAAATATTCGTACCCGAAGCCCAATAGCCCACTTCCTGATCATTGGAATCACCTCGTTCTTTTTGATCATGTGCTTTTTTGAACAAACAGCATGAGCTTGGATTTGCCATTGAACACCATTCTTATCAACGAAAGTCCCGGCAGGAATCTTGTATCCAAGAAAATCTACCGGAACCATCCCTGTATTGTGCATGTAATTACTAAGTGTCTTAATTGCCGGAGTAAATTTTGCCTCCATTTCCCGTGCTTGGGTGCGCTTTAATGATTTTGCTACTGGCATATTACTAATTTAGTTATACAATATTAGTATATTTTTGCGACTTATAAATACTTTTTATAGATTATTTTTTAATATATTGTATTTTTTTATAAATTTGTGCTAATCAAAAAAGTAAAATTATGTGCGATTGTATTAAAAATTTCGAAGATACCCTGACAGTTAGGATGACTGAATTAAACCCTGGATCAGAAGTGATAGAGAAAGTATCATTCACAAATAAATCGTTTGATTCAAACCTGAATAATTTTAGGTTATTTGCCCCGATTACGGGAAGATGGAAAAAGGGAACACGGACGACAAAATTTGATGATAGATTGATTTTTACTTACTGCCCTCTTTGTGGGGAAAAATATTAACAATTCAAATCTTATACCCTTGCATCAAAATATGTTTTATAACCTCAACCGTCCATCCATTCCCGCACATTCTATAAATCTGAGTATCAGAACCAGCCCCAATTAAATCTACTTTAGACCAATCAATATCCCAGGTTCGCCATTCTGTTACACTTCCTAATTGTATTGTATCAGGGAAATTAAGTTGAGTTTGTGCAATTGCAAATTTATCTATTTCACTGGAATAGTATTTTTCAGGTTTTATCCCCAATTCTTTAAAGGCAATTTGGAGACACGACATGCCGTCGAATAGAGAAACTACTATCATCTTATTTCAGGTGATTGCCTAAAAAAAGCCCACCTATCACGGGCGGGCAAAATCTTACAAGGAATGAAAGTATTTATCGGTGTGCGCAGGTTGCGCCTAAAATTGCAATATTTATATTTTCTACTCATTCCTTGAACCGGTTGATTAATCCGACACACAAAAGTAGCAATAGTTTTTGAAATAACAATAGGTATTCGAATAATTTTACTTACGATGGAATTATTTTACGTTTTATGTTGCAAAACATGAAGAAAGCTATTTTATATTACTTAAATGTAATATCTTTGGACCTGTGTTTGAAACTAATCAATCACGTAAAACTTGCAAAAAAATCTAAGCCCACTTAATGCAAGCTTAATTGAGGAATATAATTCACTCTGAAAATAACCAGCCTCGCAATCCTAACACGATGCGGGGTTTTTGGGTGAGACTAATTTAAAAATTTACCACTATGATTTACTTAGGAATTGCATTATTAATCTTTCTGTTAGCTTGCGGGATAGCAATGGTAACGGAACAAAAATAATCTTAAAACTTATATTCATGAAAAGGGAACTCACAATTGAACAGATACAAAGAGAGCTGAAAATATTATGGACGGCTGTTTTAATTATTTCAGCCTTCCTGTTTTGTATGACAGGGTTTGAAATCTATTTGAGTATATTCACTTTAAAACAACTATAACTATGAAAACAATTGAAGCCTTTAAATCTATCGTCTTGCAAGTTGTTATTATTAGCATAATTGTCTTATGTATTGTTAATAGAATAAATTTTGCAATTGGATATACTACCGGAACATTGGCCTACTTAACCTTCCTGTATTTCTATAATTTCAAAACATTAAGACCAGTTAGAAACTACAGAAATAAAACCGTCGTTGATTTTCAAGGAAGATCGGAAAGGCAACAAGCGGATAATGAAAAAATGGGATGCTTTACGATGCTATTATTTGTTGTTGTGATAATTTCAATTATTATTTTACACACTTTTAAAATTGTTTAAATAACCGCTCCAAAAAAAATCAATTCTGGAAACTTCGTTCAAAACATGGACGGGATAGGTTAAAAGGCAAGAAGGATAATGAAAGGGTATCCTGGGTACTTGCAACCACTATTTTAATCATTACTTTTATACTTGACTCTTTTGAACCATTATATTAATTTTGAAATCATGAAAAAATATATTGTATTTTCGATCTTCTTAGCTTTACTATTTGATTGTACTGTAACCAAATCTCAACCTTCTATAACCGGGAAGGATAAACATAAAATAGAAATAAAAATCCCATGTTATCAGGTTGGGGATCAGGTTTATTTACAGGTTGGTCCCTTCTGTTGTGCCGGGACTATCAAACAAATTGTTTCTTCTGTAAAAGGGGTTTCCTATTTTATTGATTTCTGTGTATTATATTGTACGGCACCCGATGGAAGGATACCTGTTCAACCATCCTTTCATTTGGTCTGGAAAAGCGAAAGTGAAATAAGGAAATTTAAATAATAACAATATGACAAATCAAAATTATAAAGAACAGCTCAACCGAATAGCGTTGATCGTGAAAGAAAAGGGAATAACACAAATAGCCCTATCTGAAAAGACAGGACTACAGCAAGATTACATTTCCCGTATCTTTTCCGGGAAGATAAACCCGACATTAGATACCTTGACTAAGATTTGCGATGCTGTGGGGATTGATATTGAATTTATTCATTATTCACATTGCAACTAATATTTATTATGAATAATAATGTTGAAAAATTAAAAGAAATGATAAACTCTCTCAAAGTAGAAGTTTCTCATTATGGATTTGATCCGTTTTTAATGCAAATTGTCAGCGCAAATAAACTTCTTGATAAAATACATGAAGTTGCTGATTGCGATAAAGACGAATTTATAAAATACATAAATTCAGGAAAATACAAAGAAAACGAATATCTAAAATCAATTTTCTCAAATATAAAAAGTCAAGGAGCTTTTTTGATAAAAGGATTTGAGCAAATAGGAACTGATTCATATATCGAGTGTCGCCAATTAAATTGGTTATAACGGTCCGGTGCTATGAGAAGGCCGGGATTTGAAAAACTGACCTGTCAACGAAGCACTAACACCCGGCTTTTTTATAGCACTTGTTATGGGTTGTTTTTCAGTCACTTAGAAAATAATTGCATTTTATCCGAAAATAATTCAGTTTTATAGTGATTTATCCGAAATTAATTCCGATATTTACAGAAGCAATTAAGCTAAAATAAAATTTAAAATCATGAAAAATATTAAGAGTATTGAAACTATTGAAAATGGATTTGTAGTTACAACTATTGATGACTATGAAGCTGTTGACGATATTGTTATTGTCGAAGTGAATTTCGACTTAATCCAAATATGTAAGAATGAAAATGAAAAAGCCTTAGCTAAGGCTGGTTGTTGGTATGATTTATCCAAAACAGATAGAAAATGTCTAAGAAAAACACATCACGAAGCGGACATTTTTTCTGTGATGTTGAAAAACCTAAAAGAAGGTAATTCCGTTCAAGCAGAACGCGAAATACTATTTATATGTGAAAAAGACACAGATACTTGCATCGAAGCCCAAAAGTATCTCTTTGAAACGTATGATGAAATAGAGGATTTGAAAAATCAAGCATTCAAATTAGAATGCAAAATTGGCCGAAAAAAAGGCAAAATGAAAAGTATCATTTCAAGTCTTATCCCTGATGAAAATAATTGAAACCAAAATTAAGCTTCTTTTTAAGAAAAAGGAGCTTTTCTGTGAAAGTCAAGGATATGCTTTCAAGGATTTTGCCAGCAAGCTCAGGACTTTCGAGTCAAAGCTTTCCTGGCTAAATGCTTTTCTAAAACCGCTCAAACTCAAAGTCGAGATTGTCGATTCGAGCGGCGACTTAATCTGCTACCTTTTTAGGTTCGATTCCTTTTTTCGGCTCCGATTTACGAATTTTAATTTTGAAAAACAAAGTTCCCTGGTTCTCGGTTAACCAGACCGACAGGGAACTATTTTTAACACAAAAACTTAAATCATGAAACACAATGAAAATTTTAAATCAGTTGCGGACAACGTATTTGAGCAAATAGCAGAGGCAACTAGACCGGTTGTGAAGCCAAAAACCCTTAAAGAAATACACCCTGTTTTTGAGAACATTTGTGCGGATGTTTTTAGAACATTGGCAAGATTAACCAAACCGGTTGTATTATTGGATTTGGAATTGTCAACACCAATCAAAACACTTTACGGAGACCATGATGAACCCTATCTATTTCAAGATATTGAATTTGTCAACCGTAATAAACAGTATCCTATATCTGACGTAAAATGTACTATTTATACGGGGTTGGATTTCGATAGTCCATACATTATCGATATTCAATGTTTTGATGAAAACCAAGACGGAATAACAGGGTTCGATAAAAAAGAAGTTGAGAAAGCTATTTCAATTGCATTAATCAACAAGATATGAAAACGATGCTCTTTTTTGTCAAGGAACAATTAACGGGGTACAATTGCCGGGAATACCTGACAATATTATTCCCTGAATTTGGAATCAAAGATTTTACAACCTATTTAAACTGAAAATATTATGGAAACTTTAATTAAAAAAATACAATCACAGATTATTATCTGTGAAAATAGTATCAAGGCAAGAAAAGCGATTAATCAAAATAAATTGCAAATTATTGCATATCTGAATGTGCTAGAGATGATCAATCAACTTGAAAATAAATAAAACTTAAAATCATGGAAACAAAAACTCACTGGAAAAAAGTATTATTTAAATAATTAACTGTATCTTTATTGCATGGAAAAGAAATGTAATAAATGCAAAGAAATTAAGCCAGTATCTGAGTTTGGAATTGAATCACGCGCAAAAAATGGATATAAACCTCGTTGTAAAAAGTGTACAAACGAGCAATACAATAAAGATTATCCAAAGTTTAAGCACAATAAATCAATACATAATAAATTATACTATTCCGAAAATTCAGAAGCCATAAAAAAGCGTTCGATGAATTATAAAAAGAAAACCCCAGAGGAAATAAGGGTAACCAAACGTAAATGGAGAGAGAAAAATAGAATGAAAATTAGGGAGAAGATGAATTCCTACATTAAGGACAAATGCAAATCTGATCCCGTATTTAAAACAAAAAGGAATATGAGAAATTTAATTTATAAGGTAATTAAAGACAAATCATCAAGAACGTCTGATGTTTTGGGTTATTCATATTCTGACTTAATTGAAGTGATTGGTGAAAATATGGAAGGAAAACATATAGACCATAAAATACCCGTCAGTTGGTTTATGCCAGATGTGGACATTAAATTAATAAATAGCCTTGAAAATCTTCATTTATTAAGTGCGTCCGAAAACGTTCAAAAGCATAATTGCTTCGCTCACCCTGTTTCTATTGAATACTTACAATTAATAGAAAAATATATCAAACCAAAATATTTACAATTATTAAAAACAAATTAATTATGTTAGATAAAAAAATTCACTGGAAATCTGTTTTCAATAGTGACTATCTCGGTTCATGCGACCTCGAAGACGGAAAGGATTTAAAATGTGTGATTAAGTCCGTTTCAATTCAGAAAGTAAAAGGAACAGACGGAAAGCAAAAAGACTGCAACGTAGCTCTATTTACAGACGCTACGATTAAGCCAATGATTCTGAACGCAACTAATTGCAAGGTGATAAAATCATTCACTAAAAGTGCCTATATTAACGACTGGAATAATGTTGCCGTTCAAATCTACATTAAAGGAGATGTTCAGGCATTTGGAGACGTTACGGAAGGGTTGAGAATCCGTGAATCTCAACCAAGCATGAGTAAGCCAAAACTCAATCGAGACATGCCAGCATGGATAAAAGCAGTCGAGGCTATTAAGTCTAAATCAAAAACTATTGCAGACATTGAAAAGGTGTATGATTTAACCGGAGTTAAGGACGATCTTTTAAGAGAAGCAGTATGAAATATTACGACATAGATCAAAACTCTGAGGAATGGGATGAAGTCAGGCGAGGCAAGTTTACAGCATCTACATTTTCAGATTTGTTTATGAAAAAGGATTCTGTTGGTTATCAAAAAGCTATTATAAAAGTAGCTTATGAGCAAGTGACTGGCGAAAGTGAAGAATCTTATACTAACAAATGGATGCAAAGGGGACACGAAAAAGAACCTATTGCAGTTGAAAATTATGAGATTTTAACATTTAATCAAACCGAAATTGTAGGTTTTTTTGAATATAATGAGTTTGTCGGAGCTAGCCCAGACCGTAAAATAGTTGGCGAAAATGGAGGCTTAGAAATTAAGAACCCCTCATTTCAAGTTTATAACGAATACCTTGCCACGAAAAAACTTCCAAAGGCTTACTTTTGGCAAATACATGGTCAATTACTTTGCACTGGATGGGATTTTATCGACTACATGCCATTTTCAAGCCCAAAATTGAAACAAATATTAATAAGGGTTGAAAGGGATGAACCGATCTTATCTCAATTAAGAGAACAGCTTGAAATCAGTATTGAAGATGTGAAAATATTAATTAACAGGATAAAACAATAATTATGTGTGAATTTTTCTCCTTTATAAGCATGGGTGACGGGAAACCACGGTATTTCAATGCCGAAACTCGTAATCAGCTTGCAATAGACAATCCCGATAATTGGACTGTTGATTCTCACTCAAGCATTGCATTATTTCACAGTCTCAAAGAAGATGTTGCAAACAAGTATGAGTTTCTTCCAATCTTCAACATTTTCAAGGTCGATCAGATCAACAATAAAACCGATGACAGTGAATTAGCTAAGGCTTGGGCTGAAAAATTCGATTTCTCTGAAATTCTTAAGACTTCTAATTTTAAAATAAACCTTAGAGGAACCGGAATTACCGTCTTACCAGAAAACTTAACCGTTGGTGGTAATCTTGACATACAAGGAACCGGAATTACCGTTTTGCCAGAAGGCCTAACCGTTGGTGGCTCTCTTGACCTACGAGGAACCGGAATTACTGTTTTGCCAGAAAACTTAACCGTTGGTGGCTCTCTTGACATACAAGGAACCGGAATTACCGTTTTGCCAGAAGGCCTAACCGTTGGTGGTAATCTTGACCTACAAGGAACCGGAATTACCGTCTTACCAGAAAACTTAACCGTTGGTGGCTATCTTGACCTACGAGGAACCGGAATTACCGTCTTGCCAGAAGGCTTAACCGTTGGTGGCTATCTTGACCTACAAGGAACCGGAATTACCGTTTTGCCAGAAGGCCTAACCGTTGGTGGCTCTCTTGACATACAAGGAACCGGAATTACCGTTTTGCCAGAAGGCCTAACCGTTGGTGGCTCTCTTTACCTACGAGGAACCGGAATTACCGTTTTGCCAGAAAACTTAACCGTTGGTGGTAATCTTGACCTACAAGGAACCGGAATTACCGTCTTACCAGAAGGCCTAACCGTTGGTGGCTCTCTTTACCTACAAGGAACCGGAATTACCGTCTTACCAGAAGGCCTAACCGTTGGTGGCTATCTTTACCTACGAGGAACCGGAATTACCGTCTTACCAGAAGGCCTAACCGTTGGTGGCTCTCTTAACCTACAAGGAACCGGAATTACCGTTTTGCCAGAAAACTTAACCGTTGGTGGTAATCTTGACCTACAAGGAACCGGAATTACCGTTTTGCCAGAAGGCCTAACCGTTGGTGGCTCTCTTGACCTACGAGGAACCGGAATTACCGTTTTGCCAGAAAACTTAACCGTTGGTGGCTCTCTTGACATACAAGGAACCGGAATTACCGTTTTGCCAGAAGGCCTAACCGTTGGTGGCTCTCTTTACCTACGAGGAACCGGAATTACCGTTTTGCCAGAAAACTTAACCGTTGGTGGCTATCTTGACCTACGAGGAACCGGAATTACCGTCTTGCCAGAAGGCCTAACCGTTGGTGGCTATCTTGACATACAAGGAACCGGAATTACCGTTTTGCCAGAAAACTTAACCGTTGGTGGCTATCTTGACATACAAGGAACCGGAATTACCGTTTTGCCAGAAGGCCTAACCGTTGGTGGCTCTCTTGACATACAAGGAACCGGAATTACCGTTTTGCCAGAAGGCCTAA